GCCAACCTCTCCGGCGCCAACCTCTCCGGCGCCAACCTCTCCGGCGCCAACCTCTCCGGCGCCAACCTCTACGGCGCCAATCTCTCCGGCGCCGACCTCTCGCGCGCCGACCTCTCGCGCGCCGACCTCTACGGCGCCAACCTCTCCGGCGCCAACCTCTCGCGCGCCGACCTCTCGCGCGCCGACCTCTACGGCGCCAACCTCTCCGGCGCCAACCTCTCCGGCGCCAACCTCTCCGGCGCCAACCTCTCCGGCGCCAACCTCTACGGCGCCAACCTCTACGGCGCCAACCTCTCCGGCGCCGACCTCTCGCGCGCCGACCTCTACGGCGCCAACCTCTCCGGCACCAACCTCTCCGGCACCGACCTCTCGCGCGCCGACCTCTCGCGCGCCGACCTCTCCGGCGCCAACCTCTCCGGCTTCGCCCAGGTGTCCTTCAAAGGCCACGGCGAGTGCGGCCGGATGCTCACCGCCGTTCGCGTCGGCGCGACGGACCCGATTCTCCTGTCGTGCGGATGCTTCCGCGGGTCGGTCGACGACCTGAAGAAATACATCAATGAGGGCGACGAGAAACTTCGCAAGACGCGCACCCTGGCGCTGAAGACCGTCCTGGAGCTCATCGAAGTCACCAACTAATTTCAGTATCCAACCCATCCCTACCATGTATTGCCTCGCAGTCATCCACAAGATCAACGCCGACGCGGCCAAGGCCCCGAAGCGTGAAACCGACCAGTCCCGACGCTGCTCCTACCACCGGAGTTCCCGCGGGATCGTCCTCCACTCGGCCCGCAACCGGTCGACGGCCTTCATCGAAGGCAAACGCCGCTGCGACCGCTTCGAGGTGGAGTGGTCCGCCACGAACTCCGCCGACAAACGCGACGCCCTCGTCGAGTCCTACTTCAACACCCTCCCGACCGGGAAGCAGAAGATCGCCCCGCGCACGCCCGCCGCGATCTGGAAAGGAGAGGCGTGAACTACCCGATCATCGGACAGGTCGAGGCCGCCGACCGGGTGCAGCTTGCCCGCTGGTATCGCTTCCTCCCGTCGCCAGGGTCCTCAGCCGTCGGGAAGCCTGAGTTCCACGACGTCGCGACCGCGGAGGCCGCGATCCTCAACCGCATCATCGCCCGGTTCGCCGAGATGGGGCGGTGGACGCCGGAACTCTCAAAACAAGTGGGGTGGACGCAATGAAAACCCTACCTGACACCCTCCTCCGCGATTACAAGGTCACCCCGGAACAACTCGCCCAGGTATTCTGGGAAATGGACGACCGCGAACAGGCGGCCTTTTTCAACCACCTCGGCGTCCTGGCCCTCGCGACCCCAGCGCCGTTCTCAAAAGAAATCGGGTCGTGGTTCGCCTTCGACTGGCAAATGTATCATGCCGGCACGCACGCTACTGCCCTGCCGCTGGGGCGCCGGGTGATGGAAATCATCGGGGAGAGCGCGTCAGGCGCTCTTCTCATGCCTTACGAGCGCGAGGACGTGCGCTGGCGCAATCTCCCGACCCGGGGACTCAATGAACCGTAGAACACAACGCTTCAACCCAGGTGACCTGGTGACCGTGGAACGCGGGGGCCTGCGCCTCGCGGCGACTACGGTCACCGAAGTTTTCCTCGACCCACACCCACCAGGATACGAACACTGCGCCGGCAAATCGGCGCGCTATCGCCTCGACGGATACCCTCACGACATTTACGACTGGATGCTCGAACCTGCCACCAAATGACCCACACCAAAATTCACACCCTCAGCGTAGCCGGCGAAACGGTCCACTGGAAGACCAGGACCCGGGGAGGCGCCCGCCCGGGTGCCGGGGCTCCCGTAAAGGATGAGGCCGCCGGCCCACGCGTCCCCTATTCCGCCCGCCTGTCGCCCGCCACCGTCGAGCTGTTGAAATCGCACGCCGGGGCGCTGTCCCAGGGCGAGATCATCGACGAAGCGGTGAAGCGATGGGCCGCCCGCCGAGCCACAAGATAACATGGCCACAAAGCACAAGATGGGCCACTTCAAACGTGGCCGCCTCTCCTGTTGGAACTATCGCGGCTACTGTGTATCCGAAAAGCACCCCGGCAACGCCGGGTTGCGCTGGGAAATGGCTGACGAAGAGGGCGAGTGGGGCTGGTTCTTCCGCACGCTCGCTGAGTTTCGCAAGACGTGTGACCGGTGGGAGAGGCAACGGGCTAAGAAAGGCGCCCGGAAACCCCGGTCGTAATTATGTATTGACACAATCAAAGGACGACCCATTTTGGGCTCCGTTCTTTTCTACTTGTGTCGTCTGAGTCGTTATGCATTGTGCCCGGCAATCCGGGCCAGGTCTAGCAGCCCATCCCGGGGTTCACTAAACCAAATGCGTAACAAGGAAATTGCCTCGCCATGCTGGGTCGCGTCCGAAAGGAGCGAGCCGGTCAGTTATGCAGCCGGTCCTGCTAGCCCGGTGTGGCGAGGTCTTTTCGACCCAGGAACCCAGTGCATACAAAATCCGGCCTCACGGCCCTTGAAAACTCGGCGGTGCGTTCACTCGCTCGCGCCTCGAAACTGACAGAGGTCCAAATCGTCCGAGTTGGACTCCACCTCCTCTTCGGCTACCACTTCCAGAGCGGTCGACCGAACCCGGACACCCTCGCGATTCTAAAGTCGGCCGCCGTGCGCGTCGACCGGAGCGACGGCGAACTCCGCGAATTCCAACTGGCTTGCGTTGTCGACGCGGCAGTGGCCAAGCGTGCGCCCCTCAACCGGCGGGAACTTGCCCGCGTGCTTAAAGGAGGTGCGTTGTGAGCGCCACCCTCTCCTTCCCCTTTGCCGGCCGCGACGTTCGCGTGGTCGGGACCAAGGACGCGCCGCACTTCGTCGCCGCTGACGTTTGCGTGGTCCTCGACATTGCAAATAGTCGACAGGCCCTCACTCGTCTCGATGAAGACGAAAAGGGTGTCCGCAGTGTGGACACCCTTGGCGGACCGCAGGAGATGGCCACCGTCACCGAGTCGGGCATCTATCATCTGGCGTTCAGCTCCCGGAAACCCGAGGCCCAGGCATTCCGGCGCTGGGTGACCGGGGAAGTCCTGCCGGCGATCCGGCGCCGCGGGAGCTACGAACTGGCGGAGCGCCCGATGGAAGGTTGCCGGCGTTTCTACTGCCTAGACGACCTTTGCGCCCTGTCTCTCCCGGCCTACACAAAACACCAGCTCCAAATCGCCTGCGTTGACGCCTACCGGGCCAAATACGCCGAGGACCCGCCGACGATCCAGAACCCGACCTGGGGTCAGAACCCACGCCCGATGGTTATCTTCCCCGAGGCCGCGGTGGACCTGCTCATCCCCATCGTCCGGCGATACTCGCCCGTCGCCCCGGCACTCTTGCCCGCGTTGACCGGGTGACCCTAGGAAAGGGGTTGTCACCACGCCCGCCACCCGATGAGCTTTCCACCATGGAAATCTCGATCTGGGTGGCGGTCTTGATCGTCGTCAGCATATCGTGGGACCGGATACGTTTCGGTTCCCGCCTCGAAATTCTGGAACGAAAGCATGAGGGGCTCCGCAACACCTATGGCGCCGAGCTGACGCGTCTCGAAAAATTAATCGACCAACAGGCAGCGAAGCTGCGCGAGTCTACCCCTCCCCGTGACGGGGATGCTCAGGGCTCGAATACACGAACTCTGTGAGTGCGGGAAGCAAACCTTCCTCCCGCGGACATGGCGGGAGTTCCCCGAAGTAGCGGGAAACGGACCGCGGCTTCAGCGCCTTCAGGAGGCGCCGGGCGTGATAGTAGGCCCGGCGCTCGGTATCCATCGCCCGCTTGATCGCCGCTAGTTTCTCGGCGCTGAGGGGCGCCGGGAGAACGAAAGCCAGCCCGTCCTCCGGTGTCCATTCACTGAACCTATCCCCGGCGGCCTCCTTCAACTTCGCCTTGTAGTCGGCGAAGGACATCGGCGTGTCACTTTTTGCTGTCGATGAGAGCGCGGAACTTTGCGACGCCTTCGGCTCGGTCTGTCCAAGACCCGAACATTTCGCCGCGGGCGAAGGTCGTTTTGATTTCAGGCTTCGTGACATGCGCGATGAGGTCGAGCATTTGAGGAACTAGTTTCTTCCCCTCGTCAAATATATACGCCACGACGCGCCTGTCACGCGGCGCGATGGTGCGGAACTCCAGCCCTGACGAAATCATAGCCTTCCGGGCGCGGTCCAGCGAAACGCCCTCGGGGAATGTCACCTTGTTGAGAGTGTCCGGCCCGTTCGGGTCGGCGACAACGTGGAGGACGCCTTTCTGTTGTCCCGCGATGCCGAGCTTGGCCGCGATCATCCGCGTCTCGTCGAACGTCTTCGGTCGGTTGAATGAAATAGCGTAGGTGTCCTCGGCGCCGTCGGCCCAGTCACCAATCGCGGACTCCACGTAGGCTTCGTCGCCCACTTCTTTTCGCGCGAGATCGCCGAAGGCTTTGTGCTCCTCGCTGGAGAGACGCTTCTTGGCAGTGGCGTAATCCAACTCGCCCGTGTTGGGCGAGACGAAGATCATAGCGGGTGCGGGTTTCACGTCGTCAGGGTTACCCGACACCCTGTCACCAAGGGAGCCGTAACGTGTATTAACTGAACCCCGGTCCTTCTTCGCCGCGACGGAGGCGGCCGACTCCGTGGGGAGCCCGGCGCTCGGGTCGTATCCAAAATTCCCCACGTTGTCTCCGGGGTTCCGGGTGACGAATTTCCCGGTCTTCAGGTTGAGTGGGTAGAAGAGGGCCGCGAACACCCGGCCCTCGTCGGTCTCGGCGAAGAAACCGTCGTAGCCGGCCGCCTTCAACGCCGCTTCGCTCTTGGCCTTGTTCGGATACTTATCGCCCCACAACTCCGCCGGGTCGGCGTTCATGTCGTAGAGTTTCGACGCGTCGAAGGCCGGGATCGTGTGCTTGAATTGAAACGCCGTGCTGACGTTCTCCTCCGCCTTCGGCTTCGAGTTGCCGACGAAGTAAAACGATTTGTTCTCGCCCTTCATCATTGTGAAGTGGGCGAGACCGACCTTGCCGCCGCCGGAGCCCATGAACTTTGGGTCGACGACTTCGAGGCCCTCTGTCCGGGTGAAGTGGGTGAGCTTAATCGGCCGACGGAAGCGAGCCTGCGCGAAAGCGAGTTGACCGTCTTCATCCACCAAGGGTCCGCGATCCTTCAGGATGGGCTTGCCTGCCCACTCGGCGTTCCCGTCCGGGCGGAGTTGTTCGTAAGCGCGGGCGATGGTTTCTGAGCTGTCCTGGTCTCCGGGCATGACGTGTGGTTCCGTTTCGGATACCACCTCACCCGGTTTCCCGGCATCCGGGGAGCCGGGAGGTGTATTAACCGCGTCCCCGGACCCTTCAGGACGGCGAATCGAAACATCCTTTGGGTCGAAGACGACCGTCTGCTTCAGTATCCGGTCCGAGATGACGCCGTCATGCCCGTTCTCCTTCACCCACGCGGTGAACTTTTCCGCGCCCCCGTGTTCAGATACGAATTTGATCGGGTTCACACCCTCGGGGAATCTGAACGGGTTCGACAGTTTCACTTCAGCCTCGACGACCCGCTTCCCGTAAGCCTGGGCGGCGCTCCGGTCCGCCGTGAAATAAATCCCGTTACCAAGCCACCCGTCGCCGGTATTGCTTCCCGACTTCGCGGGATCGAAATTGTCGAACTCTGCGTCCGTGCCGTGGAACATGGTCACGCCCTCCGCGTCCGGGCGGTGCCGGATGTCCGGGTCGCCGGGGTCGAAGGTGCCCCGGTTCCCGGTGGCCGATTTGATTTGGGTGGGGTCGAACACCGCGTAGGTTTTGCCGGTCTTCACGCCCGGGCGAATTGCGTCTTCCTCGAAGATCGCGCCGTCGTAGCCGGCTTTTTTGAGGCCGTCCACGAACTCTTTTCCGCCGGGTCCGTCGAACATCTCCCACGTATTCCGGTGGCTCCGCAGCCAGCGGTAGTTGATGCCCGTCTCCTCTGCCAAGGTCTCGAAATTTGTATTCGCATCGAACTGCATCGGGGACTTCATGTCCAGATACGCTGGGATCGTCCGGGCTCCCTGTTCCACCCGCCCCTTCGAGTCCGTGACATACGACGCGGCCTGCTCGGGGGAGTCGGAAAAGAAAATCGCGTGGCGGTTCGTCTCGACGTTCCCGAAGAACCCCATGTCGTCAAAGGTCGGGCGGCCCGACTCGAAAGCGTCGAAGGTCTGCGTGGTGGCGTGGAAAACGACTAGTGGGCGGGGCTCTTTCACGCCGCTGTTCGGGAGCTTCGCGAGCACGTCCTTCTTCTGGTTGGGTCCGAGCTTTTCGAAGTCGGAGAGACCAAACACTCGCCGAGCCATGTCGTCCTTCTGCCTAGATGACGGCGGACGTTCCATGACGGCGGACACGGGGCCTTTGGCCCTCGACGTGAACGCGGCCGGGTCCTCCCAGTCGCCAAACCATTTTTTGAACTCGGGAGTTTTCACCTGCCTATTCAACTCGTCCGAGGTGAACGTTGCAGAGTCGGCAGGTGTATTAACCGAGTCCGGGCGCAGGTTGCGGACGACCCGCTGATAGGTCTCCGTCGAGAAGGGGACGTTGCGCTCGGCCACCGGGGTCAACCGGTTGATGCGGTCGAGACGGAGGGAGGTGATGATCGTCTTCGGCTGGTTCGTGATGTCGAAGAGGGGGTTGACGTCGCCGTGAGCTTTCACGCGCAGTCCGAGGAGGTTGTTGATGAAGTTCTTTTTCTCGATCCCGAGGCCCTGGTCACCCGGCAACCCGGAGGTCGCGTTCACCAGGTATTTTCGGACGTCGCCCATCAGGTCGCCGAGGGAGTTGTTCCAGAGTTTCGCTTCACCCTTCGCCACCGCCCGCGCCGCATTCTCGCCGAGGACTTCGAGCGAGACCGACTGAATGAGGATGTTCCCTGGATTCGTAATCTGGATACCGTAGACGAGATCGGTGCGCCACCGGCCGGCGAGCGAGCGAGCGCGGGGGCCGCCGCCCTTCTTCGTCGCGGCCTGGTAGAAGTGCGTCCACTCGGCGCCGAACCCGGCTTGCAACTCGGCGTTCAACTGGCGCAGGTTGTCAAGTTGCACCGCGTTCAGCTTCCCGCTCGCTTCGATGGCAGCGAGGGTCTCCGGCGAGAGGAACCGGCCGGCGTAGACCGTGCGACCGTCGACGTTGGTGCGGCGTTGCACGACCTCGGGGCTCCCGGCGTTGCCGTCGATCTTCAGGTCGGGGTCCGTGGGCTTCGCGTCCGGCGAGATGCCGGCGGCCTGGTCGAGCTGCTTGACGGCGGCCTCGGCGGCGCCCCGGGCGTCCTTGTCCGCGGCTGCGGCGGCCCGGACCTGCGCCCGGCCGTTGGCGTCGTAGATGGGCTTGCCCGCGGTGTCGCGGAGGATTTCACCGGAGGCGTCGTAGTAACGCTCCACGTATCCGGTTTCCTTGGTCAGCAACTTCTCATCATGGATGACGTTCCCGCCCGTGAACTCGGTGTCGCCGGCCTTCGCGCGAGCGCGGGTCCGGTAGTATTCGCGCATCAGTCCGTCGAACGTGGCGGACTTGGAGAAGTCGCCGAGGATGCCGGAGCGCACCATCTCGCCGTCGCCCTTGAACACAACGCCGAACTTGGCGAGGGCGTTCTTCAGAAACGCGGAGTTCCGAACCCAGTCGCTCGCGGCGGGGATGCCCTTGAGATCGCGGGCATACTCCGGCGAGTTGAGGTAGGCCAGATGTTGCTCGGCGAAGATTTCGCGGGCGATGTAATCGGGGGCCGACACCCGGGCGACCGCGGCTTCCGTTTGCCCGGGGCTCCAGCCGGCCCGTTCGGCGGTGGCCCGGATGCGCTGAACGTAGGCGTCCCGGCGAGCGTTGAACTCGGCGTTCGTCTCGAACGATTTCCCGTCGGCCGTCTTGACCGGCACACCGTCGGCGTCGCGGAGCGTATAATCCCCGGGGATACCGGCCTCGGCGTCGCCGATTGCCTGGCGCACGATGGCGCCGCCGAGTTCGTGGTTCTCGACGTAGTGCGAAATTTCGTGGCCGACGATGTCCGCCAGCGGGTCCTTGGAGCGGATGTTGACCGTGATGTAGTCGGGGAGCGCGCGGTCGTAGTTGCCGGGGGCTGCGTTCGGGTCGTCGACATACCGGACCTTGAGGTCGGGGTGCGCGGCGAAGTAGTTGGAAAACTGCTCCTGGGTGAACGGGGTGAGCTTCTCAAAGTGCTTCAGCTCATCCGGGCGGGCGGCGAGGAGGTCTTTGTAGATGCGGAGCTGGCCCGCGCGCTCGCGCGCCAACTGGGCTGGGTTGTCGTAGGTCCGCCACTGGCCGAAGGCGCCGACCGTCGAGCCGAAGATCGCTGCACCACCAGCGCCCGCGGCGGCCCCGGTGACCGGGTCATCCGGCGACGTGAGCACGCCAAGCCCGGCGCCAAATGCCGCGGCAGACGCTCCACCCTTCGCCGCGCCACCGACGAGGCGGCTCCCGGCGGAGAAAACGGAGTTGTCCATGAAGGCGCCGACCTGCCGGGTGAACCCCGAGATGTCGCGGGCCTTGCGGACGTTTTGCCAGAAGGGCAGCGTGGCCTCGCCCATCGCGAAGAGTTCGCCGACGCGGGTGAGGTCGCGGCCGACGTTGACCACTGCCCGGGCACCCATCTTGCCGAAACCCTTGCCCCCGGCGAGAGCGCCGACCACGGCGCCGGTCCCTTCGGAGTCAAACGCGGCGCCAACCCCGGCACCGACGGCGGAGGTCGCGGCGACCCGAATCCCCGCTTCGAGGTTCTTCTGGGCGACCTCGGATTCTGGGGCGATTTTAGCCGCGAGGTCCGCGGGGAGCTGTTCCAGGGCCTCCGCGAGGTTTCCGGCCTTGGAAATCGAAGCGCCGGCACCCTGGGCGGCCTGTCCCGCGGCGACCCGGGACGTCGCAGCCTCGGTCATCGCGGAGACCTCGGACTGGGCCTTCAGGGACAACTCAGCCAGTTTAGCTTCACGGGCCGCGATGTCCTCGGCGGCGGACTTCGACCAGACCAGGGCGTCGCGGATCGCGTCGGCCTGCCCGGACTTGACGGCGGCGTCGAGGGAGGTCCGTGCGACGGACAACTCAGCCCGTTTAGCCGCGAGGGCCTCGACCCCGGAACGGAGTTGCGCGGAGGCGACGCCGTAGCCGGCGACCGCGGCACCCTTGGCGATGATCGCCTCGGCCCCCATCTGGGGAATCTGGGAAAGGGCGGATGCGGCGGACTGGTTGACCTCGGTGTTGCCGAGGATGCCGGCGAGCGCGGGGACGACGGTGGCGACGCGTTTGTGCATCTCCTCGGCCGTCTTCTCGTCGCGGAAATTGGCGCGGGCGTTCTCGTAGGCGTGCGCCGAGTAGGTCTCTTCAATCTTCGCGCGACCGTCGGAGTCCGCGGCGGCCTCCTGCATGATCTTCGCGAGCTTCGGCTGCGCGAGGGTAAGACTGCCCCAGAAAGTCGGGGCTCCGGCGGCCCCCGAGGCGACCACCTTCTCGGCGAGCTGGCCGGCACCGCGAACGATGGCGGAATTGAACGCGAGGGCCTTCGCCGTGGACACGGTGGCGAGGTCGGTCGTCCGCTGGGCGGCCTTCGTGAGATCGCCGACCGCGGCGTCACCGACGATGCTGCCGACTTCGCCCAGGGCGTTGCCGACGTCGTTCGCGAGGGTCAGGGCGGCCTCGCCCGCGGTCTTCAGAAGACCCGGTTTCCCGGCGACCCGGTTCTGCCACTCCCAGAGGCCCCGGTCGCCCGGAGTGTCGGGGTCCAGGGGATTCTCACCCGCGGCGCTCCGGCGAGAGTAGTCGGCGTGCCGGTCGACCAGGGTTTGAGCGAACCCGGCGTCATTCGTCGCCCGGGCCTTCTCGGCGGGGGTGAGACCCTTTACAACTTCCGTGAAATCGAAGGCGGGGGCGACGGGTTGCCCCGTTGTCAAGGTCGGCGTATCCATGTGTCGCCGACGGTATCAAACCCGGGCTCCCGGGACCAGGGGTTACCGGGTTGCCCGGAGCTGCGACTGGAGGTCGGCACCGGACGAAACAGACTTGGGGGCCTCTTTTGCCCCCTTGGTCCGCTTCACCCCGTTCGACACGGCGAGGGCGTCCATGCGGATGTCCATCTCGTGCCGGAGGGATGCCAACTTGGCCTGGTTGGCACTGTCCATCGAGAGAATCTTCGTCGGATCGGGGACCAGGTTCTTCATCACCGCGGCCTCCGCATCGGAGAGCACGCCGCCCGTCTGCATCCGGCCGATGGCCGAAATAAGCTGCTGCTGGAAAATCTGGGCGCGGGCAGTCGTCTCACGGTCGAGGCGCTTGGCGGGGTTTCCCTCAACCTCCTTGAAAATGCCGTCGAGCTTGTCGAGGGCGTCCTTGGTCGGCAGATACACGGCGACTGCGTCGCGCACCTTCTGCGCGGCCTCGGGGGTCGGGGCGACGCCGGAGAAACCTTCGGCGTCGACCGTGCTCTTCTGTGTGAGAATTTTCTGCTCGTTGGCCAGCGTGCCAGCCTGGAGGACCTTGCTGTTTTCGAGCTGCTGCGCCTTGTCGCGCACGTCCTTCGCGGTTGCCTCGTAGAGCTTCTGATATTCGGGGTCGAGCATCGCGAAGTCGTGGTTGTCCGCACTGCGCGAGAGGAACGAGGTCAACTGCTCCGGCGTGCTGATCTGGGCGAGTGGGGTGCGGAGGAGGCGCGCCTGCTGGGCCGACTGGGCGACCATCATCCCGGAGGCCCCGGCGATCTTGGCGTTGATGGGTGCGAGGGCCTGGTCGAACATGAGTTTCGCCGCGGGGTGAACCTCGGCGAGTGCCGAGTATCGGCTATTCACATACGCCAGCTTTGCCTTGAACTCGGCGAGCTGCTTCGGCGTCTCGGTCGGGAGATTGTAGAGCGCGGCGACGTCCTGCTGGAAGTTGGAGGTCCCGGTCGCCGGGGCACCGGATTCGCTGGGCTCCTGGGAACCGAACGCCCGGGATGCCTGGTCGATAACGCCCAGGGTGAATTTGCTGGTGGCCGCCTTGACGGTGTTGTCGATCCTGGCGCCTTCCGTCTCGACCTGGAGCCGGGCGACGTTGGCGCGGGACGCTTCGACCTGCTGCGCGTTGACGACGAGCGTGCTCGCGAGGTGTTGTTTCTCCATCTCCAACTGCTGTTGCTGGACGCGCATCGACTGCGCCCGCTGCATGAGGGAGAAGGATTGCTCGGTGGCGGCGAGCTGGTGTTGCGGGAGGGCGAGACCCGCGGTGCCCGGAGTGAATTCGGCGAAGGGCATAGTTTATTGTCCCGGCATCTTGAATGCGGTTGCCCCGGCAAGCGGTTGGTATGGCTGACCGCTGGCAAGCGACGGAACTGGTGCAGCGGTAGCTTTCGTCTGGATGCCACTGCCGGCCGCCATGTAGGCGGAGCCGAACGCCGATGCGATGTTGGCGATGGTCCCGGCCGTCTGCATCCGGTTGAAGTTGCCGGCGGCGGCGGACGCATTGTTGTTGGCCTGCTGCGCCTCGAAGAGGGTGCGGTTGTTCTGACCAGCGACGCCGACCGCGGTGTTGACGTCGACGAAGGACGCCATGGGAGACATCGGGTTGACGCGGGGCGTCATATTGAACACCGACGAGAGCGTATTCAACGCGCGAGCACGCGAGGCGTTCTTGTAGTCGACCAGATTGAAACCAAAGTCCTTGACGAGGCTGAAGCTGTTGAAGTTCCCCTTCGTGCCACGGGAGACGCCCTTCTCGGCGGCGTATCGGGCAATCTGCGACTGCATATCCGCAGGGAGAGTGGATTCGCCGTTCAGGTCCTCGTTGACCTTCGCGAGTAGCTTGCTCTGGATCGACGAAAACCCGGGGATCGCTTTTTCCAGGAGAGCGGTCGCCTGGGACTGGTTGAACTCGTTGGTTTTCGCCGAGAGGTTGGACGCGGCGCCGAAGTTCGCGTTGTTCGCGGCAATCGCCTTGGCCGATTCAGCGGCAACGTCGACCGGGGTGTAGTTCGCGGCGGCCGGGGCCTTCTGCCCGCCCGCGAGCAATCCACCAATGCCGCCGACCACTGCCCCAATCGCAGTTCCCCAGCCGGGCATAATCGCCGTGCCAGTCGCTGCGCCGGAAGCTGCACCTGAGAGAGCTGCGGAACCGTTGGCCATGTTAGAAGTTCTTTCGGAGGAAGAGCACCGCGCGATACGGAGGCTTCATGCTGATTTCAGTCGACGCATTGCTCGGGGCGCCGTTGTTCGCACCGCTGGCGCCGGCAACCCCGTTGATCGTGATTTTGGATACGAACGCCTGCTCCTGGTTCCCACGTTGGGCCGAATGGCCGGTCGTGGCGACCGTGAGCTTCAGGTCTTCGAGGGTCTGCCCGCCGTTCTGGTCGTAGGCGACGTCGTCGGAGGCGCCGATGGGGAAACGCCCGTCCATCTCTGTAAAGAGCGCCCAGCCGGGGTTACTCGTCTTGGCCTCTTCGATGGAAATCCCGGAGACCATCTTCACGTCACCCACCCGACCGTCAAACGTGGTCCAACCCTGCGCGGTGTATCGCAGGAGACAGTCGATGTCCGTGTCAAGGTAGAGATAGTCAACCGGGACGTCCGTCGGCCGGTTACCCGTGGTCCCCGAGTGGAAGAAATTCGTGGTCCAGACGGTCCCGTTGTAGAGCTTCAACGCCGAGATCGTCGTGTTGAAAAACAACTCGCCGGACTTGGGATTCGCCGGCTCGGACTCGCCGTTCGGGACGATGACGGGGAGCTGTTTCCAGTCGCCCTGGTAGACGTGGAACGATAGCGCGCGGCCGGAGGGGTCGATCTTCAGCCACACCTTGTCCCGGTCGGAGGCGGACGGCGCCGTGATCGACACGACCACCCCTTCGAGATTTTCCAGGCCGGAGATCGACAGGTTGGCCGCGATGAAGTTGAGCAACACCTGGGAGAAGGGTGCATCACCGGGAACGGTAGCGGGCTGAAGGGCGAGGCTCGGCATGGGCGCGAAGGTTGTGTATCAGGTCTCTAAATTCCCGCCAAGGGGGAGACGGGGTGGGTGTGCCAGAAGAGCGGGTCGGTTGCCCCGGTCGGCGCGACGATCTGGGCCGGGGCAAAGGCTGGGGTCCCAACGGCGTAGGGTTGCTCAGAGATGGGTTCCTGGAAGACCTGGAGATGGTCGATCCGGGCGTTGCCCTCGAATTCGACGCGCACCTGGAACCCCGTCGCCTGGGAGACCGGGCGATTGGTCTGCGGGTCGACGAAGGCCGGGGGCGTTCGGGTCGAGAACCGCGGGCGATACTGCGTTTTCGCCCGGGTCAGCGAGTCCTTCGGCGCCGGGACGACCTGGGTCGAGAACGTGTCCCAGAGAATCCAATACGGGTATTTGTCCGGGCGGAAGTAGACCCGGGCATTCAGGGACGTCGACAACCCGGAGAACTGGACGTCGGCCCGGCGGAGGGTCTTCAGGGTGCCGGGGCTGGTGCCAAAGAGCATCCGGGTTTCCTCGACTTGCGTCGGGGATTCGGTGCCCGGGGTGTCGACCTCGCGTTGCAGCTCCCAAATTCCGTTCACGCCGTCGAGTCCGCGGCCGAGGATGAAGCAACGGTCGACCCCATTGACGAGGCCGGTGAAAATCTGGGCGATGATGACCCCGTCCCACTCACCGTCGAAGGCGGGGGCGGACTTCTGCCCGCGGCCGGACATCGCGTCGAAATTCAGGGCGATGATCCCCTGGGCGAGTGCCCGGTTCGAGTAGACGAAGGGCGAGTGGGTGCAGAGGACCCGATTGTCAAAGTAGACGACCGAGGTGTCTTCGAGCAGGAAAGGCGTGTCGTAGTCGAGACGGTTCCGCACCTCGACCGAGAGCGGCGCGAGTCCCGGCGCGTCGTAGTCTGCGGTCGAAGTGCGGATAGAACGGAGCCCGTCACTGCTCCGAAAATAGAGGTCCTGGTTCACGGCGACCAGAGCGTTGCCACCCACCACGCCGCGGGTCGGGAGGAGGACGGCAGAGAAACCAATCTCCGACCAGAGGTCCCGCTGAGAGACCTGCGTCTTCAATGAGTGGACTGAGTTGTCGCATCCGACGATCAACGACCCCTGCCCGCTCGCCGAGTCGACGACGGGCAGCACGCCGAGGGCGCGAACCTTCGACGGGAACGAGAAGTCGCCACCGCCGAGAAGGTTGTAGGTCTCCGTGAATTTGAGTTCAGACTGGTGATCTTCCGTCCTGATGTCGCCGATACGCACCGCCGTCGAACCGGTCACCGCGACGGCGAGCCGGCCGTTGCCATACGCCATGACGCTACCGACCGGAACCTCGTCATCCTTCGCCCGGCGGAACTTGTCGCCATCGTAGAGGAAGGGGCGCGACTGGTTGTCCTGAATGATGATCGTCCCCTGAGTTTCACAGAAGAACGCGCGGGGCATCTTCGGGGAGTTCACGTCGGCGCCGGTCAGCGTCTTGACCGACCACGTCTTCGGGTCGACCTCACGGATGACACCGCCAGACGAGACGAGGATCGACGACAGGGTGCGGAACACTGCGGCGCCCTGGAGCTTCCCGTCGGGGAGGACCGTGCGCTTGATGAAGCGGGGGCGAGAGTGCGCACGACCGCCGCGGATCGAGAGATTGCGGAGGAGGTGCGCCTGCTGTTCGGAAATCAGTTCGGGCTCGCGCCCGCGGTTCATACCGTCGATGACCGTCGCCTGCGTGTCCGATGCCCAGTTTGAGACGTTGGCCATGTTACCAGATGTCCGGGCGCCCGTTCATCGAAATGATCTGGGAGACGGCGACCGCGGGGACCGTGCGGCCGGCGTGGTAGAGGCGGGTTTCGTCCTGGAGAATTTCCTTCGCGAGCTGGAGGGCGCCGGCCGAACCGGCGAGGTCACCTTTGTCTTCGAGCGCAATCGCCTTCACTCCGAGGCGCAAGGCGCCCAGGTTGGTGATGAACAGCTCGTCGGTGTCCGCGATGACCGGGAAGAGGCGGCGGCGGACGATGGCGTGGACGACCTTGCATTTGCCCTCGTCAACTCCGGTGAATTGGTAGGTGCGGAAGGTGGGGTTGGTGTCGCGCGGACGGTAGGCGGCGATCTGGAACTGCTCGCCGTATTCGTCGGTGCATGACAGGACCACGTCGCCGACGGTCACCGGCTTGATGACCTGGGTGATCTTGGAAAACTTGCCCGCGGTCGTGGCTTCGGGGAGCGACAGGGTCTCACCGACCCGGACGCCGTTCTCGTCGTAGCCGAAGATTCTGACCTCGCCCTCGTCGTCCGAGGTGGAGACGACCCGGAGCACTGCGCCCGCGGGACCGGGTTGCCGGTAAACCGGGGACTCACCGCGGTCGATGCCGACGTTGACCCATTTCTTCTGATCCTGGGGACCGGGTCCGTATTCAACGAACTCATACCACGGCGCCATGACCTCCACGGTCGCTCGGTCGAGGGTCGAATGGGCAATCGCCTCGTATTCGGTCGGCAGAGACACAATCCCGCCGAACTGGCAGAACTTGATGCGGGCATATTGAAACGGCCACTCGCCCTTCGTGCAGAGCCGTTCCTGGGCCAGGTTCACAAGGGAGATGAGGCGGGGATCGTCGACAGGGAGACCCGCCTGACCCGCCACCGAGGCAATCTCTGCTTTGACGTCGCCGAAGGTGCGCTTAATCATGGGGATTACCAGTTGTAGAACGTGGCGTCGATTTCGTATCGGGCGGTGATGCCCGGGGTGACGACGCCGAGTCCGTCGCACGGGGCGACAAACAATTTGACGAGACTGTTCGGGCTGACCCCGGTGAGAACCCGGATGCAATTGATCTGGGCAGTGCTGCCGCCGTCGCTGTATCGCGACGCGAGCATCTGTTCGGGGCCGGAGTCGATTTGGCAGTAGACCGAGATTGGGCCGGCGTAAGATCCGAGATTCAGGAGCGCGGCGGAGATATGGACGCGGACCTTACCCGACGCGTCGGGGGAGGCTGTCGGAACCGAAGAGGTCCAGCCGGACGCGAGGGGTCCATAGCCAACTGCGGGGGTGCAGTGGGAGAAACCGAAACCGCTGCCGGAAGACCCGAAGGCTTTACCATCACCCGAACTCGTGGCGATGTCTATGGACCGAAAGTAGTGCTTCGGCTCGTTGGTGTCCGAAGTGTGGAAGAGGCGGCCGGCGTATCCGATATTTACAGACGCAATGTCACCGACCTGGATCGCCCCGGCACTGACCCTGCGAACAACCGCTTGGTCGATGTAAGTGGAGCCGCCCTCAACATAGAAGGGGGAATTGCGACCGGTGCCGTCGGGGCCGAGAATGACGAACTTATCCGCCTGGACGACGAACTCGGTGGGGAGATCACCACCGCCGGGGACCGTGACGCGAAAGCCGGCGATGCGTTTGGCGTCGCCGCTGCCTACGACGGCGAGGACGTATTCTTGATTCAACGCGGCTGCGTTGGTCTGGAGAATGTTGACCCCGGTCTGGAGAGTCGAAACGTCGGTCACGAGGCCCGCGACACGCGCGTCGCTCATGTCGACCCAGCCGGAGCCGTCCCAGCGGTAGGGCTTGCGGTTGTGTGCCGTGTCGAACCAGATGTCGCCAGTCAGGAGGCCCGGGCCGGACGGCTGCGTCGGGGAGTAGATTGTGTGGTTACCTGGGCTGACGCCTTCGAGGACGTTCACTCGGGCATCGAGATCATCGAGCGCGGAGCCGTCGATCTGGGGTCGACCCCCGGCGACGACCTTTTTCCCAGCGGCGACATTATTGCCCGCGGGTTTGTTGCTGGGGACATCCTGCGCACGGAGCACTAGCTCAACGTCCGAAGGGATAGAATCCACGAGAAAATACCCGGCGGACTCGACGAAAAGAGATTGGCCGACGGCACACCACCCAGTGTGGTCGACGAAAACATGGACCGTGTCACCCGCGGCGGGCATTGTGAAGGCCGCGGTCGTTATCGCGTAGGCGTTCTTACCGGGCGTCCCGGGAGCCGGGGTAGTGGGGTTCGGACCCTGTGGACCACGGGGGCCGGGGATCGCGGAAAGGATCGGAAGTTCGTCGCCGAGGCAAGGGTGGCAGCTCATTTAGTCGGCTTTTTTGTTCGTCCAACGATTTCTGATACCGAGGACGAGATACGTGACAGTCAGGATGGTGATGACCGCGGACCCGTATTCATTGATCGCCCGGACGAGCCAGGCCAGGAGTCCGCCGGAAGTCGCCACCGCGAGATAGTGGTCGAAGAATTTCAAGGGAGAGAAAAAGGGGAGCCCAGGATTGCCGGGCTCCCCGTAAGTTTTCACTGCTGGTCAGCGATTAGACGTCGCTGGCCTTGGACAGGATCGAGTAGCCGAATTCGGGGAAGATCGGCTTCGCACCGACGCGGACGTCGGCGAGGTAGTAGCCGAGGTTGCCGCGGTCGTTGTCGCCCTCGAAGGTCGCGTTGTTGATCCACTGGAAGTCGCCGACGTAGCTCGGGGCGGCCTTGAAGGTCTCGCCAGAGAACGAGGTCGGGTCGACAGTCTCGAACTTCGCTTCGTAGACGTCGCGGCCGATGATGGTCGCGACCTCGTATTCAGCGAGACCGCCCTTCGCGAGGAGGGCATACTTCGAGTTGCGGGTGTATTTACGACCCACGGTCGCGTCAGCGTTCGTGGTGGGGTAAACCATGTTGGCGACCGTGAGGTCAGCCACCGTCTCGATGCCCGTGGTGATCTTGCCGTAGCGAATCGGGAACAGGTCGACAATCGGGAGGAAGCCATTCACCGCGCCGTCATAGCCGAGAACCTGGAGATTCTTGGCCGCGTCGAAGTATTTGACCTGATCCTTGACGATGGTCGTGTCGGTCCAGAGGCGCGAGATCGTGCCAGAGCCGGCGTAGAGCGGGAAGACCGGGCGACCCTTCGAGTCGGTGCCGACGGCGTATTCATCCGCCATACCGTTCTGGAGCAAATCCCAATAGATTTGCTTCAGGTGGCTCCATTGCAGCTTGTCCGTGGGGAGAGCGGCGAGCGCGGTGTGGTTACCGAGCGAAGAGCTGGCGAGCGTGATGGCGTCCGTCGTGTTAGTCGCGATCTTGTTGTCGACCATCGAGATGTTCTGAAGGCGATACCAGTCGCCCCACCAGGTCTTGAGGTATTCGTTCAGCGCCCGCTCGAACTTGCTCACCGTGTCGGCGGCCTGCTCGGCGCGTTTCAAATCGCTCAAGCAGACGGTGTCCGTGCGGAACGCCTTCTGGTAGAGTTTGAACGTGCGTTGAATTTCACCACGCTTGATCGTAGTGGCGGTGGGCTTACACTGGGCCTGACCGGTGCCGTCCGAAACCGTGACCTCGGTGAGGTCGGTCGGGTAGGCAGTGGGAAGCTCGTGGGTCACCGTGCGGACGGTGGGAGTGCGACCTTCGGTGAGGTCGAACGCAGACATCGGAACGAGGCTGCGGAAGGGATTGGCGCGGAAGAGCTTTTGGTAGACAGTTTTGTGGAACTGGTTACGGCGCTCCTGAAAGTAGTTATTGAGGTCCATTGCTGGAGGAAATTGAGAGTTGACTGTCGAGGTCCGCGGGATGCGGGTCCCCAGCGAGTGCCACTCGCCTTCTCAGCTTTCCGGCCTCCGAGACCGCCAGTCCTCGGGGTGCAGCTACGACCGTTATGGATAACCAAATACACGCTCCGCCAAAAACGAACAAGGGGGTATCGGGTAAATGAAGACGCCCGGCGGGTGAGGCCGGGCGTCGAGTGTCAAACTGTGCGGTAGATCAGCGTCCGCCGAAGAACGGCTTTGCGGCGTCGAGGTGCGACAGGTCACCGGCTGGCTTGTCACCGCCGCCACCGCCACCAGACCCACCGTCGAGGCGAGGGCTGGCGCCGGTCAGAGCTTTGACCTGGACCTCCAGCTCCGCGATCCTCGAAGCGTTCGCGGCAAGCTCGGCGTTGTAGAGTTCGCCGATGCGCGGGATACCCCGGGAAACGGTGAAGTCGAACATCGCCGCCTTGTGGGCCAACTCGGCGGCCTTGTGCTCGTCGAGCTGACCGAACGCATACTGCTCCGCGGCCTTCTTCACCGACGCGAGGTCGGCGTTGTAGGCTGCGGCAGATTGCTTCGCCGCGTCGTCGGCCTTCTCGTCGACGGTGATCGGGATGTAGAGCCCATCGAATCCGGCGGCGACCTTGTCGAACTCCGCGCGGGAGCGGGCGCCACTGTTCTGCGAGAAGCTCTTCAGCGACTCCTCCGCCTTGGACAGCGCCTCTTCCGCACCGACGCGGGCCGAGAGGAGACCGTCGAGGGTCGCCTGGAACTGGACGCGGGCATAGGGGGTCAGCGAATCGAGAGCTTCACTAACGGCGGTGTTGAATTTCTTGCCCGACAACGAGAGCAGGTTGTCGACGTTAATTTCGACCTCGTCGGACTTGGCAACTGCAATCAACTTGGCCTTCGCCTGCTCCTGCGGTGTCACGTATTTGGATACGAACTCGGGATGGCTGCGCAGGTCGAGAACCTTCAGGCGCTCGGAATACGTCTTGTTCTGTTGCTCCAGCTCAGTCAGGCGGGCGCGGGTGGCCTCGTCGACCGGCGCCGTGCTCTTCGATTTCTCGACGAGCTGGCGGGCCTCGGTCAACTCGCGTTCGAGTTTCGCGGCGCGCTCGGCGTGAGTCTGCGCGCGGGTCTTCAGCTCTTTCCAACCGGCGAAGCTCTTGGACTTCTCGTCGGGGGCGGTGAGGTCCTTCGCCACGTCCTCGACCACGGTCTCGGCGGGAGCGGCGACATCCGCAGGCTTGGCGCCCGGGAGCTTGATGACCCCGGCGACCTTGTCGCTCGGTTTCACGGCGGCCGGGACAACCGGGGCCGCGGCGGCCGGGGTGACCGGCTTCGCGGGTTCAGCCGGCGGGGCCGGGCTGAACAGTTTCTGAGCGTCGGCAAGGTGGACCTGACGAGAGTCCTCGTGATTTTCGAGAACCTCCGGGGACGTGGACGAATCGGTGACGGTGGACATAAATTACTCCTGGGTTTGGTAGGTCTCGTGGACGTCTCCGCCCGCTTCAGGGACGCGGAGGATCGTCAAGACCTGGTTGCGGTAGAGTTCCCAGCCGCGGATGCGGTTGAGATAGCAGACGGCGGCGTCCTTGTCCGCCTCGCTCCGGGGGAGCATGGTGGGGACGTTGCGCCCGGGGTGTTGAGCCTCGACCAACGACATCACTAGTTTGGTCGTGGGGTCCGCGAGCCACGCCCGGATCGTGCGGCGAGTGAACTCGTCAAGGGCCGGCGGCGGGGTATCGTTGATTTCGGGGAGCCGGAATTCCGGGGCTGACGGGCGCCGGGAAAACAGCTTTCGGAACAGGGACTTGATCATAGGTATTTACTGCGGCGATACGGCACCAACCTGGCCGGCGGGATCAAAGTCGCCGTCGGACGACGGGGCGCCTTGCTGCTGTTGTTGGACGCCGTTGTGCATTTTCTCGACCATTCGGAAGATACCCTCCGCGGCGGAGGAGACGGCGGTGAAGCGGGGCCAGAGCTGCTGGTAAATCTGCGCCTGCAACTTGTCCGCCTTGAGGTAATTGAAATGCTCCTCCAGGTGCGGGATTGCATTCTGGAGCGCGATGAGAGCGTCCGGGTTGATCTTCCCGCTGGCGTCGTGCTGGTGGATGATGACTTCGAGCGGCTGGAGGTGCGCCGGCAAGTGGGCGGCGTGATTGTCCTGCGGGTCGACGGGCATCGGCATACCCTGCCCCATCTCGGAATTCTCGATCATCGCCAACCGGACGGACTTGATGTCGGCCTGGGCGTCGACTGGGAGGAGGGCTTTCTTGACGGCGGAGGCGCCGAACGTGGCCGAGATGTATTTCTCCTGCATCCAACGACGATTCGCTTCGGGGAGCGCCATCGCTTCGAGGGCCTTCTGACCCTGCATTGCGAGGTTCGCGGCGCCCGGGTCGGCCCCGGTGCGGATGGAGAGTTCGCCAGAATAGAACACCTTCTCCGGCATACCGGAATCCTCGATACAACGCTCACGGAACGCCTTGGCGTCGGGGTCCGGGTTGCCGCGGAGACGGAGGCGGCGGAACTGCTCGGCGAAGATGTTGCGCGCAACCTGGCGGAGGTAGAGCGTAGCGTTGGCCACGTCGACCTGCGTCTGGATGTTCGCCAGGATGTTCGCCTGCGTCGCCGTATCCGTCTGGGCGATTTGCTTGCCCTGGTCGCGATAGCGGGAGTTGTTGAACGAAGATTGCGCGTCGAGCATCTCGATTGTTTCGAGAATGCTGCGACCCGTTGGGTAATTCTGGACCTGCTCGATGTCCTTCGGCAGGAAGTTGAACGGACCGTGGTTGGTGATCGGAATCACCTCACGAACGCCGTCGCTCATGTCCTTGAAATTGAGACCGTCAAGGATCGTGCGATCCACCGCCCGCGACTTCAGACGATTCATCGTCGAGGCGAGCTGGAAATTCTTGACGCCGAAACCCTTCGTCCCGAGCCAGTCACCGTTGCCGGCATCAAAGAACACAGCGGCGAGGATTTCAGTCATTGCCGCGGGGCGGGCCTCTGCGTCGCTGTCGTCGAAAAGGAAGGCGTCGTTCTGCATTTCCTTCCCCTCGCAAAAGATGACTCGCGAGATTTTCCCGTCGTAGTCCTTTATGAAAATATGGATGAGCTTCAGCGGGTCGTAGCCCGTGGTGACGCCGAGGGCGTTGTCCCGCATGAGACGCTGAACTTCGAGCGTGTCAGAGCCGACGATTGCCTGCGTGTGGCCGTCCTTGTTCAGGAGTTGGACGGCGAGAATTTTCTCGATCTCTTCAGGGTTCCATCCGCGGGTCCGCGACACCATGCGGGCCTCGGGAGTGCGCACCAGGTCCCAGAGCAATTCGATTTCCATCTCCTGCCGGACGCCGACAACGGAGAGCTTCTCCACCGACGCCTTCGAGCGAATGGGGACCTCGATTTCACCGATGCGGACGGCCTCCCAACGGGGGCTGAACTTGTCGTTCCAGAACGCAACGCCGGCACCGAAGGCGACGTGGTTCTGGGAAAAGAGGAGGTAGTTGCGGACGTAGTCGGCGCCCCAGTCGTCGACGAACCGGTTGAAGTTCTGCTGGAAGATGTTCTCCCACCTCTCGCTGTTCGGGTCGTCCTCTTCGAGGTAGCTGACGGCGGCGAGGTTCGTGGTGTCGTGAAGCAGGCGCCAGTAGGACACCATGACCTGCTCCAGGGTCGACGAGGCATCGCGGAAATTGATGTTGGTGCGCCATCCCTGCCCCTTGGCGATGAGGTCCGCGTTAGCCATCGGCGGGGCGCCGTCGAGCTGGTTCTGGACCTGGCTCCACTTCTCGCGACGGTTCAGCGAGGAGGCACGCATCTTGTTCCACACCGAGCGGGCGGCGTTGGCGTCTTTGATCCGGCGCTCTTTCGGCAACGTAGTAGTCGTGGTCTCCATGCGGGCGGCTCGTTGTATCCTCAACTCGACGACGGTTCAAGGGGGTGCCGGGCTTCCCGTTGCCAGCAATGGTCGGGGAGGCTGAGTTCCGGGGGCAACGAGGCCCCGATGACGTCGAGCGGGAGGTTGACCTTCGCGACGACTGAGCACCCGCAGGCCGCGCAAACCGAGATGCCGGGGAGCCGGCGTTCCGCGGGGATCAGGGCTTCGACCGCCTTGTAGGCGAACGAACAGGAACACAACTTGGCTGGTTTATTAAATATGCACCCCCGGCAGATGGTCGCCCGGCGTTGAGCCTCCGCCAGTTCGACGAACCCTCCGCCGCGGAGCAGGAAGGCCGCAATCGCCTTGGAGAGGTTCACCGCCATCTCTGCCGTGAGCTGGGCGGTGAGATCGACGACGGGGCGATAGTCCTCCCCCGGTTCAGGCTGGCAGTGGTCCGTTGACAGGCCGGAACAAAGCTGACGCTGGATGTCGATTTCGATGGTTTCAACCGGGAATCCCTTATATTCACGATGCACCTTCACTTGCTTCGCCAGGTCCTCGAACGTGTCGGAGTAGAAGCGGACGGCAGTCTCGGGTTGGACGTAGCGCCACCCGCCGGGCGGGACATCGCGAAAGGTCTTAATTGTCGCCATGGGAGTATTCCTTCTCTGGGTTCAACGCCTTAGAGTAGGCGACGGCACGTTTCAGGAGGGCCTTGTCAGCGTGACCGGCGCCGGCCTTGGCGGCGGACCCCGCGGTCGCACCCTTACGGCGAAGAAGCTCGACCAGCAGGGCGAAGGCGTCGGCCTCGTCGGGGGAGTATCCAAGCCGCTCCTTCATCTCCTTCTTCGGCTCGATGCTGATTTTCTTGTCCTTGACCGTCTCATACTGGCGGGCCGAGAGCTGCTCGCGGAGGGCCTTGAACTTGCCCGTCACTCCGCCCACGAGTCCCTCTTCCATCCACGCGCGCACGGACCACCACAACTCCGAGACGAAGCGGTCGAACAGTTCGTTCGCCAATTCCGTATCCGAGTTCTTGACGCGCCGGTCCGTGGGGGCGCCGCCGAAGTTGCACTTGTTCACCGCGCCCCACTCCTTTTGCAGTATGGCGTAGACGCCGCGGCCGGCGCCGGTCGTATCCATGATAAAATTCTCCGGGAGGACGCCGCGTTCCTTGCACTGCTTTATGACATCGTGGGCGATGAGGTAATCGAGCGGGTCGGAAGTCTCGGTGACCTGAACCTTGATTCGTTCCTCTCCGAGGAAATTCATCGCCCACTTCGACCCCTTAGCATCTCCGTATTCGGCGAAGGAGAGCACGCAATTGTCACCGCCCTCGAACGCAGGATCGAGGGCGGCGATCTTCACCGTCGGGAAGTTGTATGTGATCGCCTCCTCCGCACGAGTGAGCACGTTCGACGGGACCACGATCCCGAAGAGACCCTCGGGGGCGAACCATCCACGGACAAACGTCCACCATCGGGGCGATCCCACGCCGAATGCCGTCGCCACCGAGTCGAGGTAGTCCTGGCGTATGAGGAACGGGAAGATCGTCCGGCCGGCTTTGATGTTGGCCGACTTCAGACCGTCGAGGCGAACGCAGATTCCGCCGCGTCGGGTCTCCCAGAACAGGTCGACCTCGGGGTCGATCTTTGACCACCCCAGGGTAGGCTCACACCAGGTGCCGAATTCACTGTATCGACGAGTCGGATTCGCAAGCTGTGCCATGCGAAAATCCGGGTCGGTCATCAGGTTGGCGCTGGCCTCGAAGATCGCCTGGGGAGTGCCCTGGGCTTCATCAATGATGACGTAGCGGCGATTGCGCGAGTGCGTGCCTTGGATTTTCTCGACGGCGTCCTGACCACGGTCAGTCGCAATACCTTCAATGACATATTTGTCCTCCTTCGACCCTTTCGGCCGGATCGTCATGTCAAAATTCCGAATGTCGAAGAGTTCGGAACCGATGGTCGTCTCGTTAAGGATCGCGCTCTTGATCGCCGACACGGTGTCAGACCAGAGGCGCTTGCGGAGGCCCGGCAAGTGGGTTGAGGTGAGCGTGATGATCGAGTCGGCAGAGTCGCCGATGTAGGATGCGGCGGCGATATGGCCGAACGTGTGAGTTTTGGCGGCCGATGCGTGACCGATGACCGAAGTCACCCGGTAGTTGCACCAGGCCCAGGTCAGGGTCTCCAGGTCTTCACGCCACCGCGGCACGCCGTGCTGCGCCTCCCCGCCGTAGGTGTTGGGCCAAAGGAGCTGCATTGCGTTGCGGAGGTGACCCTGTTTCCCGAGCCCGCCATCGGCGGGCTTCAGGTCATGGGAATACCCCCACAACTCGATCATGGCGTCCGACATTTCGTCGGGCCAGTCGTATTTGTATCTGCGCTTCACTTACGCTTCGAGTCGATGAACCTGGTCAGAGCATCGACGGCGCCCGCGGTGGCGCGGCGCGTGCGGCTCAGATTGGCCATCTCCTCGTCGAGCGCCCGCACCGATGAAAGGTAGGTGTCGCGGAGGGTGATGAGTTCGGAGAGGTCGACGGTGACCTCGGGGAGCTGGGGAGCGGTTTCAGGTTGGGACATAAATTAAATCACGAGAGTCCCGGCGCCCCCGTTGAAATGGACATAGAGGTGCCCGCCGGATTCTGAGAAAGAAATGGAGGTCGATGCGGCGACCAGTTCGACTGTGCGCCCGGTGCCCGCGGCGGTGACCAGAGACCCACCCTCCGAAATCAGATTTCCCGTGGAGTCGGAGATGGACCACCGGTTCGTTGACCCGGCGTTGAAATACAGGCGGCCGGAGTTCGCGATGACCTGGGCCGAAGCACCACCACCACACGTCAGGGCGCCCGTAGCGGTGAGAGCGCCGAAAATAATGCTGGACCCGCTGACCGAGAATCCCCCGGACGATACGGTGAGATTCGAGCCGGAGGTGATCGACCCGGACGTGGAGATGGACGCCGGGGACAGTGTCCCGCTGACTGTCAGAGTTCCCGAGACCGTCAGGTTGGTAATCGTCGAGTTCGGAAGACTGAAGGTCGACCCAGAGTGGGAGATCGACCCGACGCTGTAATTGGTCGACGCTGACAGGCCGGCGCCAGTGACATATGACTTGAGCTGAAGACCGCCGACCGAGAAGCCACCGCCGGACGACGCCGAGAGGGTGCCGACAAGTTGGTTGTCCGCATAAGCGTTGAACGCCGATGCCGTGCCGTTGTATTCGAGCGCCGCGCGTTGGGTTTGGCCGAAACCGAGGACAACGCCGCTGGTGTTGATCTTCGTCCGCGAATACCCGGTGCCGATGTCCAGCTCCCCAGTGACGACGGCGTTGGACATATTCACCGTCGTCCCGGACACCGAGAACGGGGCCACGTTAGACGCCCCAGTGTTGATCTGGAAGTTCGCCGCGTTGATCTTGAAGTCACTGATCGGCGTCCCGGTCGGGCTGAGTTCGCTCGTGATGACGAACCCGGTCGCAATGTGGTTGCCGTAACCATCGACGGCGACCTGGACCGCATACTTGCCGGCGAGGTTACCGTCCCTGGTGGCGCGAACCGATGCCTCAGTTGTAATCGCGGCTGTGTTGCCGGAAACCGTCGCGGAGAGTATCGAGATGGTAGACGCAGTGGCCGCGTCAGCCGACGCCCGGGCCGTTGACTCAGTGAGCACCTTTGCCGTCGCATCCGCGGCGGCGGCGACAATCGCCTCCGACTTCTTGGCCTCCGCATACGCCTGCGTCGCGTAGGTCGACTCGATGATGGTCACCCGGGCTTCGTTGCCGGCGAACCGGGAGCGGAGCTGCTCAAATTTGGTTGCCTCGGCGTGGCTGGCGTCGACCAGGACGGTGATGCGCTCGATGTAGTCGGCGAAGTTGTCGTTGACGCGGGCTTCGAGCGATGTGACCTGCTCGGCCATGGCGAACCCCTCGCCAACCTGGATGCGTTGAACCAGGCTGGCATAGGCCGACGAACTCAACGTGGCCCCGTTGACCGTCGACTTGATCCTCTTCGAGAGGAGGGAAATCTGGTTCGACAGGCGCCCCTCGACGTCGGCCAGTTCCGAGCGTAGCTCCGCGTCGCCAGCATCGCGGGCTTCAGTCTCCCGGCGGACCCGGGCGAGCAGCACTTCTTCAGGGAGGGAACCCACGTCGCCAGTGTAGCGATACGTGGGAGCCGGATCAACGGGGTGCCGGGGAAGCCTTCGCCCGACGCACGATCTTGCGGATGGCGTCCTCGGTTTGCGGGAGGTCCGCCTTCATCTCGGCGACCAGCTCCGGCGTCCGCTCAGCGATGGACTCGACGAAGGATGCGGAACGCTTCAGGGCGCCCCAGAGGACGGGAATGAGGCGCAGGAGCGCCCAGCCGAGGGTCGGGAAGGCAATGCACGCTGCGACGACGCCGATGAGCCCCAGGAGGCCGGCAGGCCCGGCCAGGTTGACTCCGGTGTCTTCGAGCGGCTTGCCCGCATACTTGCGGGAGAACTCACGCCACTTATCCGCGCGGGCCTGGGCCTCGCGGACGGTGGCCTGGGTGTCGACGATGACCTTCGGGAGGTCGAAGACCGTCGCCCGCTTCAACGGCTCACCGAGGGACGCGGAGAGCGGGACGGCGACGGAGTGGATCGCGGCGATCCGGCCGACGGGGTCCGCGGTGGGCTGGGCACTGAGGTCGACGATGAGGGCCGCCGCGGTGCGCTGGGCCTCGACAGACTGGGTGGAGGGACCCGGGTCGACGGGGACCTTCTTCTGGAAAATGCGCAGCTCAGGCAGGGAGCACCCGACGAGGAGCGCGCAGAGCGCGAGAGCTGGGAGGGGCGAACGCACGGTCAGAACACGATGAGGAACGCACTCTGGCGTTCGCCTGGGGTGAGAGTGATTTCCTGGCCCGTCTGCGGTTCGATGAACACGACACCCCGCTCGGTGATCGCGACGACAATGGCATGAGGCCCGCGAGCGGAAACATACCAGAAGGTCCCGACGGCGAGACTCTGCGCCGAGGTCCACGACTGAAAATTGTCGGCGTAGAATTTGGTCTGGGCGAGCGACGTGTAGAAGCTCGCGAAGTGGTTGCAATCAAATCGGCCGTCCCACTTCGTCACGCCGAGGCGGAAAAGTTCGGCGCGGAACGTGGTGTAGTAGGATTTCAACCACGCCGAGTCGACTACGGCGTAGGACCGGTCGCCCGTGATCGCTGAGGGGACGACGACGGAGACCGCGGACCTCGGGATGACGGGGTGGACGGTCGCCGGGGTGTCCTGTTTGGCGCACCCGGTGAACAGGAAAACAAGAGTGACGAAGATGGCGCGCATCAAAGTGCAGCCGCAGCACGAAACGCGGTGTCGATCTGCGCGGAGTCGAGACCGAGAGCAGCGCCGAGCTGGGCGACGAGCGGGTGGCTGCGCTGAAACTCGGTCGCCTCCTCAAGCTCGATCAGTGCGGCTTCATTACCGGCGAGTTGGGCGCGGAGCATCGTGCGCGTGATGCCCTGCGTGTTGAGCCAGAGGAAGAGTTGGCGGCGGGTGACTGAGGCAGGGACGGGCGCGGGCGGCGGGTTGGCCAGCGCGTGCGCAATATCGGCGGCGGCGTTATCCTCGCACGGCTCGCCGGAGAGCGCGGGAAACGCGGTGACTGCGCCGCTCGGCAGGCGCACGCGATAGCCGGGTTCGCCCTCGGGAGCGATGACGGTGCCGACGCCTTCGACTTCGTATTCGACGAATGCGGGTGGCAGTTCGGGCGCGGGGAGTTCTTCGATTGGATCGCTCATGGGATTAGTCGACGAGGTCGAGGATGATGGTATGGTCGAGCTGCGCGTTTGAGTTGCTCGCGCACCAGAAATTTGCCGCGAGGCCCAAGCCGGCGGGCGTATAGATGAGCGGGATCGAATTTGGTCCGGCCACTAGAACGACCGCGCTGGCGTATCCGGCTGTGCCGCTGGAGAGGCCCAGGCTGATCGTAGGTGTGCCCGCGCTGGTGATATTCCAGCTGCGAACCCGCCAACGACGGGTGGCGTCCACACAAGCCGCTCCAAGGAGCTGCTGATTACCGTTCGTGTTCGTCGTAGTGCGGATGATCTGCGTGCGCCCGTTGGGAGACGTGGTGACGCCCGTGGTGCTGAACAGGAAGTCGTTTTTGTTGGAGCTGCCGTCGAGTGCGGTGAGTCCCGCAGCGGTGTCGGTGCGGAGGCGGGAGGTGTAGCCGAGAAGTTCGAGGCTAAGGTTATCTAGGACGAGGGTGCCCGATGGGCTGACAATCTGAAAACCCCACGTCGGACCTCCCGTAAATTCTATTACTTTGGTTCCAGTGGTCCCTGCACCGAGGGTAGCCGCGGCTATCGTAATTGTAATATTCCCATCTGTGACGTAGGCAGCAGCGTCGATTGTATCGACGGTCACGGTCAACCGGGCCTTTTGTCCTAGAGGAACTAGAAGAACCTTAGAAATGTTGCTGTTGGTGCCTCCCGTCAGATTTGCCTTGCCCCCGGAAATCGTCGCGGCGTTGCCCTTTGTCCAGAATCCCGTGTCGCTCGCAAACGTCGAATCGTCGCCGGTGATGAGCTGCGTCTTGCTTCCCCGTGCCCACTCCGGCCCCGGCTCGCCGCGCTCGTATTCGGTGCGCAATTGCGCCTCGGTCATCGCGACGTTGGTGTCGCGATAATCGAAGACGTTCGCGCCAAGGTTGGCGCTCGTCGTGGTCTGACCGCCGATGTAAGTATATTGACCGTCGATTTGATCAGTCCACGCGGGAGGCGTGCCCGCGGTCGATTCCGTGAACAGTGCAGTGGCGTCGAAGAAGTCGCCCGCAAGCCCGATATAAATGCGCATCCCTGCCGAACTGCGGCGCGGCTCGATAACGACGCGCAATCCGACGAACAGAGCCGCCGCACTTGGGGCCATGATAAGCGAACGCGTATCCGAAGTCGTCGCACCATAGAGCACAAATTGCAGCCCGGTGGAAGAGGTCCAAAAGCAAACGAGAGCCCGCGCGGTTACGACGGTCGTCGCCGATGAGGACACACCAAAGAGCGCGCGGAAATTCGTGTCTGCCGCCGGGAGAATACCATCCCAATATGCCGCAAACTCTCCGGTTCCAGGATTCTGATTCGTGCGCACATTGCGTGCAATGGCCCCCTTGGCATTGTCGCCACCGCCCACCAACGCCGTCCTCGGCGCGCGCTGCGGCACACCCGGAGGATTGCGCGGGACGGCGTGAGTGAGGCCGCTCGTGCCCATGAGCGCGGGCTGATTTTGACCGCTGCGGTCTTTAATGATCGGGCCATAGCCTTGGCCGAAATCGCACCATTGGAAAAACGTGAAGCTCGCGGAGAACGGCGCGATGCTGCCCTCCTTGTAGATGTCGGCGATGTTCGTCGCGGTGAGGAGGCCGGAGATCTTGAAGGACTCTCCGAACGTTCCGACCGTGTGCGTGCTGCCGTCGCTTCCCCAAAGGAGCGCGCCCGTATTGGTCACCGTTTGGGCGGAGGCCGCGGAGATCGCCACAGCGGTTCCGAGGAGTGCGCCGTTGACGTAGAACGAAACATTACCTGCGCGATCCTCGGTCCATGCAATGAAGGCCCATGAACCGTCGGCGAGTCCGGTAGCTACGGTCGAGTCGAAGCGGTAGGTCGAAAAGTTCGAACCATTACCGTATTCGAGCCGGAGCAGGCCGGTCGTCGTGACCCAAAGTTTGGTGCCGAGATTTGAAGCGAACTTCGTCCAGATCGGAACGTTGGCTGCGGGCGTCCAATCCGGCAAACGCAGCCAGACGCCGCCGGAACGGTTCGACGTGCCGGCGGCTAGGCCGGCGTTGTCCTGCGTCGTGCCGACTGCGGAAGCGCCGGTGGAGATGATGCCGCCGCGGGGAGCTTTGCCGCCGATGTATTTGGCGGCGAGGTTGCGAAACTTTGCCTTGCGGGTTCCCCCGGTCGCCCCGGTCTGCTCCATGAAGTCGTCGTCGTTCTCCTGAAAAATCTCAGTGATGCTGGGGTCGTTGATGAGCATGATTATGTCGCGTAGTGTGCTGAAGCGGTGGAACTGAAAGTGGCGGAAGCCCCGGAACTGAACGTGCGTCCTTTGTATTTGAATACAGGCGACGAAACGGTGCGCGACGGTATGGACGCGGCGGCGAGGCCCCGTTGTCGCTGCATTCCGCCGGAGACCGACCGAGTAGGGGTGGCAAGGGACGAGAGGTGGCAAAGACGGCGCACCACAACCAGGACTCCACGCCCGCCGGAAACAGATGCGGCGAGCCCGCGGCGAGCGAGCGATGACGCCGCGACGGTGCGGGAGCCGGAGATCGCGACAGCGAGGAGACGGCGAGCGTTGGCGACGACCGTGATCGACCGGGAGCCGGAGATCGCGGGCCTGGAAATACGACGCCGGACCGATGTGGCAACCACGGCGCGGGCGCCGGAGATCGCGGCGACCAGGGCGTCGCGGAAACGGAGGACCCGGTATACGACGAGGGTCCGAATGGGCGCCGGGGTTACGACGACCGGGCGGTCAACCTGGGAGACCTGGACGTCATCGGCCACGGGTTAGCTCTCCGTCACCGAGATCGAGCCCGCCGGGTAGACCGGCTGGTCGTTCGCGGTGAAGCTCTTCTGGTATGGTGCGGCGAGATCGGCGAACCAGAGGAGATTGCCGGCAGTCGACGCGTCGCGGACACCGACGGCAACCACGGTGCCGACAGAGCCGGAGATGACCGGGAAGAGCTGCTGGAGGACGTTCGTGATCGTCTGCCCCGTGCGCGACCAGTTGGTCGAGTTCATCGGGACCGCCACGCGCGAGTAGTTGTTGCCGGCGACCTCGGTGCCACTGTCGGCCGCCGTCGGTGAGGCCGTGTAGAGCGCGAGGTAAACCGTCGTGGGGAAGGTGAACGCAGCGATGCCGAACTCGTGGTCGAGGAGTTTTTGAGCGAGATAATTACTTTTTCCAGAGGCCATGGCTTATGGGAGGTTGGGGGAAACGAAAACGGGGATGAATCCGACTGACGGATACGTCTTGACGAGGCCGGCAATCGCGATCTTGAACACCGCGTCGAAGTGCCCGCTCTCCGAGGTGTCGGCAGCGACCCAGTCGTAGCGGACCTTGCCGCGGGTGCCGACGCCAGCATCGAGGTTCACCGCAGCCGCGGAGACCTTCACGTTGGGGACAGGGGCTTCGTTGCATCGGGAGACGCGTTTACGCATCTCGAAGGAGACCGAGGCGCCCGTCAGGTCGACGGCGACATCATCGTCCTTCAACACCGCCGAGATCGCCGGCTGCGTGTCAAACTGCCTGATTTGAAAAGCGTCCACGGTCCATGTGTATCAGGTGACCGGACACCCGCACAAGGGGGTGCCGGGAAAACAGAAACCCCGGCGAGGATGGAGTGAACCTCCCTCGCCGGGGCCTAACACCATGACTACCATGAACGGCTCGCGAGAGCCAAGTGGGTGCAGGGGCGTGAATCGAACACGCGGCCTCCGCGTTATGAGCGCGGCGATCTGCCACTGATCTACCCTACAACAAAGAACGAAAATTGGCAGGAACCCGTGGACTCGAACCACGCCGGCCGGTTTTGGAGACCCGCCCGTCCGCCTGGACATCTGGAACCTGTGTGCCCCTCGACCCATCCCGACCCGCTCTGCCCCTTGAAAGGGGGCTGCGGTTTCGGTCCGAGAGGCGGGAGCCCGGAGGAAAGCAGAACCGGGTGTCCAGGTCAACGGGGTGCTGGGAGAACAGGTGTATTAAGGAACTGGTGACCTGCGAGTGTCCCCGCGGGCCGGTAAAAACTTTCGATCTTGAGGTGATCGCGAACCGCCGGTTCCCGCAGGGACGTTCCCTCGCAAGGAGAAAATTTGCTCCGAAGGTGGCGTTCGTAAGCGCCAAGGGACTGAGCTTTAACTGCCCGCACCCATTCCCGGCGGACACAAAAGTCTGACCGCCGGGCAACTACTCCGGCTTCCCGCGACGCTTGGAAAACGCCGGGGACCTGTGCGGCTCGCTTCTTAAAGGCGCCCGCCAGTCTGGTGTCAGTAAGATGATGGAAAGAACGTCAGGCGCCTCGGGGAGGGCCGAGGTTTATTCCCTTGATCGGCCGCGAACCTTACCCTTCCCGGGGCGGCACTCGCGTTTGACGAGGCGCCTGACTTCCTGGAGATTGGGGAACCGGGTCGCCGGGGTCGAGGCGGGAGGTGTATTAAGGCGCCGGTTACGCGGCGTTCTTGCCCTCGACGCCGCGGGCGACCCGGTCGCGGGTGCGCTTCCGCAACCAGAGGAGGGCGTCTTCGAGGTGGGTGAGCGCGACGGCGTTCTCCCGACAGGCGAACTGCCCGCGGGTGTTGAAATCGAATTCGCCGTCCGGTTTGCGGAGATGTTGGAAGCCGCGCATCCGGTCGATCAAGACGGCGAGGAGGGCTTCGTTCGTGATGCCGTTGAAGTCCTCCGGCCGAGAGATCGGGCCGTTTTGAAAGCGGAGGTTCGTGCCGAAGGTGCGCGGGCCGAAACCGGGGATGACCTCTGCGGTGCCGATGATGTCGTATCGGTGATTCGCACCACCAGGACCGATGGCGTCCGAGGTGGTGATTTCAAGGGCGTCGTTCAGCCCGTTGACTTTGTGGTCGGTGATCTTGCGGGACATGGGGCCACCCTACCGGGTTTCAGGTTGACTGGTCAACGGGGTGCCGGGGAACCTGGCCCGGCAGGTTAATACATAACGTAGCTAAGTTGTTGATACACGTCTCTGGGAATCCGAGAAAATGTTGTGTGAGTGGTGCGCATTGTAACCAGAGAAGCGAACCCCTGCCGCCGGGTCGGATCGGGGGTGCCGGCCCCACCGCCGGGAGGGGGTCCACGCGCACAACCATGCTTATGTTAACTTAATACACTGGAGCGTATCGGCCCTGATAGACAGGTAGTTACGCAACAGGAGACCAGGTAAACGGGGCCTTATTGAGACTGGAAACAGCGATCTTATTGAGACTGGAGACAACGCAGCCCTGTTAATACACTCCTCGTCGTCCGTGGTGTTGCCGGACTGTCCGGCAGGTTGGCCAATCCGAGTCGAATCAGGGTCCTTGGACCACTTCCAGAGCTTTCTCGGATTCGTCCTCTACAACCTTCACAGGCTTCACCGTCGCGAAGTTCAAGTTGAAGGTGAGCGCGCCCTTCGATGGTGTATCGTTTCCATCAATACCAGCACACGACCGATACGTCTTGATGAGCGTCGACGCGGCAGACGCGGCAGACGACAGAGTCCGAGCGTCGCGGGCATTGTCGATCATCGTGAAGGCTTTGTCGGCTGCGCGCTCGCTCTTCGTCACCCATTTCTCCATCACCTTCTTGTGGTTGTCTGCGATATGGCGCGCGATCTGGACGTTGGTCTGCTGCTCCATTGGGTCGACGACGAGCGACACGGCCTTCTTTCGCAGCGTGAGGTTTGCATTTACCCATCGCTGCACCTGACCTAGCTTGAAGTCGGTGGCGAACTTCTCATTCAACATCGTCACGAGGATCGAGGGCATCACGCATTGCTGAAGGTAAGCCTGACGCATGAATTTCTGATGCTCAGGGCTGAAGATCGACGGCTTAGGCATGGTCCGCAGATTACCAGCACGCGAGCGCGGGGACAATGGGCCGGCGAGCGACGGGACAACTCGGCCCAGTTAACTTGATGCAACCAAATTGCGGGTTTGTGACGATGAATCTGTCATCAATGACGACGATTCGTCATAGGGGGCATTTCAGTAAGTCGCTGAAGACGCGTGGGTTGGTCGGCCGAAAAGGGTAAAAACGGCGGGGTGACAAGAATGACACGACTCTGCCAACCCATACTATAGAAATAACATTACTCATACCCACTATCTCTTTTTCCCCCTTATACATTAAAAAGTGTCGACAACTAAGTCACAGCTCCATAAGTCGTTCCCACTCCAACGCTATTTGGATGACTGTATTAGTGTCTTTGTGACAAATGCGTTGTCATCACCTGAGAATGGGTTGCAACAACACCGGTAAATTGGGTAATTTTCCCCACTTCCCAGGTCACCCGGCCTCCTGTCTCCCCGATCCCCCGGTCTCAGCCCCCCAACTCGCCCGATCCCCCGGTTCCCAGTCTACCTGAGTTCCCGCCCCCCTCAAATCCCTGCCCATTTGCGCCCGCCGCCCCGCTTCCCGCTATCCTGACCCTCAAAACGCAAAACACCCCGCTCTTTTGAAGCGGGGCGGCGGGCGCTGGGGCTCCTGGTCTCCGGGTTACCTGGGCTTAACCGGGTAGTCGTCGGGATACTCGATGACAAGATTCCCGGGCTTCTGGGCGTAGATGCGCTTGGCCTCGGCCCGCGCGATCTCTGCCTCGACACCGTCGAGCATGAACGCGATCAATGGGCTGGTCTCCCAGACGTGTTTGCAGATGTCGTAGTCCATCACGGGGAACAATGCGTCAGGCTTGGCCTTTGCCGCGTCGAACTGTTCGCGGGTTAGGAATGGTCGGGCGTTCTTGCTCATGGTTTTAATTCTCCTGTTTTCCGGGTCGCCTGGGTGCCCAATGCCAGTGCCAACGCTCGGGAATGGTCGGCGCTTGCGGTGCGGGCCTCGTCGTAGAGTCGACGGCCTTCGACAGTGACGGTTACAAACCCGGCGCTCGGGAGGTGTCGGAAGTATGCCGTGGCGATCTTCACCACCACCCGTGAGTCGGGCGAAGTGAAACGATCACCGACGGCGCCTCCGAACCCCCACCCGTTGTTCGAGTTGAAGGTGTCGCGGGAAAACCCGGCGCCTTCGAGCGCCGAGGACAGTTCAAGGTTACTGAGTTTCATGGTTTTAATTCTCCTGTTTTCCGGGTGCCTGGGTGCCTTACTTCCCGTCCTCGATGCGGCGGTTTGCGAGCGATAATGCGCGCTCGGCTTTCGCGTAGCACACCTCCGCGCGTTGATAGTTGCCCCGCTCCTTGGCCGCGTTGCCGGCCGCGAGCCACTTAGCTGATTGGAACTCGTAGTGTGCTACTTTCTCTTTGTTGGTCAGGATGGTTTTCATGGTAGGGATGGATTGCATCCCCGACCATGAGACCTGATTTGATTGCGTCAATACTATTTCAAAAGAATTCTCACTTTTTCTGCGGGAGCATCCCGGCGACCGTGGTCTCCAGTTCACTCAACCGGGCGATCTTGTATCCGAGCATCCCGAATTTCGCGGTGACCTCGTCGGACTCGGTGAGGAGGTAGGGGACGACACTGAGAACGGGCGCCTTGGTCTTCTGCGTCCCGATCATCGCTTCAGCGAGGGCCAGGTTCAGGCGGTCGGCGCGTGGTGACGATTTGCATACGACGCTGAGGAGCACGGTCCCGTCGACCCGCTCGATGGAGAAGTCGGCGACGAAGACGCTGTCACCGTTGTGTATTCTGTTCTTCACTACGCGCACGCTCTTATCCTTCTTGAAGAGGGTGTCGAGGACGCGGCCGACATCCTCCTCGAAGTTCATCCCCGCCTCCTTCGCCTTGTGGTAGGCACGGGCTCGGTCCATCGCGCTCGTCTCGCCCTCCTTCTTCGGGCCGAAGTTCACGCGGCCCTCGCGGGCGGCGTCGACGAGCTGTCTCATGTATGCTGATACGTTGGCGTTCTCGCCGAGGGTCTCAGTGATGTAGCGTTCCTGGTCAGGCGTCAGTGACACCGTCCTGGGCCGGCGCCACTCGGCGCGGTCGATCTTCGATTTTGTATTCATGGTCGTGGGTGGGCTTGGCAGTTCTTCAGAGGACATCGACCGGAGTGTGCGTCATGGGTTCACACATACGCAACGAGATAATACGTAGTATTAGCACCACACTGTGTGTGAGGGAGTTAGCGGTGTTAATACACAAGGAATGACAATTGTTCTTGTCGGTTTCCGGGTGTCATGTTCTGAGTGTGTGACAGTCAATCATACATTCACAGCACACAGCCCCTCCTACTCCATGGCCCAAAAGATTTCCACCCTCCGCGTCGTCGGTTGCTTCACCGAGAAGCTCCAGGACCTGACCAACACGAGCCCCGCCCTCGTTTCCGCCCGCACCAATTTCTCCGCCCACCTCCGCGCCGCAACCGACGCGTTCATCGCCGGCAAGGGCCGCATCCGCCGGTCTTCGGAGTGGGGCGCGATCAGTGGGACGAAAGTCACGCCCCGCGACACGACGCCAGCGTGCATCTCGATGCCGGTCGCACTGCACCAGCACTACACCCGCTACGCCGCGAAGGCCGGCGGCCACACCCTCTCCGCCCTCTACAACTCAGCCCTGATGGCGTCGATCCAGTAACCCTTTCGTCCGAACAACCATAACTCAGTCAGATTAAATCCATCCCTACCATGTCTAAGAAAGCTAAGTCCAAGTCAGTCACGTTCAAAGTCGGCGACCGCGTTCGCCTCATCACCAAGCGCCACGGCGTCGGTTCATCGAACCCCGTCTGGGGTAAGTTCAACGGCGAGAAGATCGTCGGCACCGTCGACGGAGTCAACCGCCCGTGGGGAAACCCCGTCGGCGTTACGTGGGACAACGGTGAGCTGAACAGCTACAAGCCCCGCGACCTTGCCAAGGTGCGCAAACCGAAGGTCGCCAAGGCCCTCGCCCCCGCGACCTCTCCGGTCATCGACCCGGGCGCCGGGTATCGCCTCCTCAGTGCCACGGAACCCCTGAAGCCCGGCGACGAGTTCCACAGTAAGCAACCCGCCCCGCTCGGCACCTGGATCGAATCCGACGACGACTACGTGCTCGGTGGCGCACGCACCAACACGCTGACCTACCGTCGCAAGATCGAAACCCCGGCCACCGAACCGATGAAGGCCGCCCCGCGCAGCCCCGAGGGCACCCCGCCGGCCGGTTACCGCTGGCTCGTCGAGGGTGAGATCGTCGGCGCCGCGGACCTCGTCCACAACTCAGTTACGGGAAACCGAGGCTGTCCCGGGGCCTGGGAGGGACACGTCGTCGGACTCTTTGCCAACGACTTTAGCTCCCACCCATTCATTCGCCCCCTGGCCACCCCGACCACGTCCTCCGGCCCGGCGACCGTCACCGAGCCCGACCGCGGTCTTGGTTTCTTTAACCCCGCGGACGCCACCGCCCGCTTCACCGCGACCTTTGGCAACCCGTCCCGCACTCTCGAAGTCCTCCGTTCACCGGCCGGGATCGGCATCAAGGCCACCGTCAACGGTGTCGACCAGCACATCGCGTTCACCAGCGAGGCCGCCGAGGTCCTCGAACTCGCCCTCGCCGTCACCAAGTAATCCGCACCGCAACGTCTCCATTCTTTCACTACAATGAATCTCCTCAAAGGCATCCAAGTCGGCGACCGCGTCTTCCTCAAACGGGTCCGCGTCCCAGGAGGTCTCGTCGGCCTCGGCGCTATTGGAACAGTCACCGGTAAACGCAAGACCAACGTCGGGATAGGTGGCGAGGTCCAGGTCCGCTTCGACGCGGACGGGATCACTTACTCCGTCCTCGCCAACCAGCTCCGCTTCTGGGTCGACGAAGGCCCGGACCACCGCATCCTAAAGGACAGCGAAGAGGTGCGCGAGGGTGATGAATACATCAACCTCGGGGCCAACACCCCCCAGTGGAAACCGGTTGGTTCGTGGAATACTCAGCCCCCGTTCCTGACCGTTGGTCATCGTCGCAAAAACACCCTGTCCAACCCACGGGCCGCGTTCACCCTGCAATTCCGGCGCAGGGTGGCCAAGCCCGCCCCTTTGACGGCTCCGCCCGCAAAACCTGCTCCCCGGCGCTCCTCCCGCCCGGCACCCGCGGGCTACCGCGTCCTGGAAGAGGGTGAAACGATCCTGGAGACCGACCGCTACATCCGATCCAATGGAACCCTCACCCACTGGGCAGCCCACTGCACCGGCGGCAAGGTCGGCGATCACCCCGGCGACCTCGACTCGATGCCCTGGGTCCGCGCTGTCGCTTCGCCCGCTCCAGCACCCAGGAGCCCGGAAGGCCAGCCGCCCGCGGGTTACCGTTGGTTGGTCGAGGGTGAATTCGTCGAGAAGGGTGATCGGGTTTACCACGTCGACGAAAACGTCTTCCGGTCTCCCATCAGCGACTATACCGGCCACGTTGTCGGCACCGCCATGATGGACCTCACGTCGTATCCCTTCGTCCGCGCCATCGCGGCGGTGAAGCCCTCCAACCCGAAGACCAAAAAGACCGCACTCAGTGGGGGCTTCCGTGCGATCACCATCAACCGTGACAGCCCCGGTTCCGCGGAGGTCACCCTGACGAATTCACGCGGCATGGACACCCTCACCGTCCGCTTCTCTAACGACACCCTGGACGCCCTGGCCCAGCTCATCGTCGACACGAAACAGTAAGCCTTCAGCCCGCAGTCATCAACCCATCCCTACCATGTTTGCTCACATCCAAAACGTCCCGAAAGGGCTTGAATCCGAACTCTGGAGACGCGAATTGAATCGCGCGCTCCGCATCACCCGCGCCTTCGGTGCCGGGACCGCCGTCCGCCTCCGCCGCATCTTCGCCGCGATGGCGCTGATGGAAAAGGACCCGAAGAAACGCGTGAAAGTGCCGCAGCCGACGCGCACGATGAAGCGCATCTGCCCCGCGCTCTTCCGCGCCGCGGAACGCCGCGAGCCCCGCCCCTTCGTCCAGGCCAAGACCGTCGCCCACCTCGTCGACTCGCGTAAGCAGCACTACGTGCGTCTGTCGAACGGTCAAATCACCCGGGCCTTCCACGCCATTGTCGGCGGCCCCGAGGCCCGGCTTCACCCGAAGCCCCCGGCGATCCGGTCCCAGGCCATCCCGGCGACCTCACTCCCCACACTCAACTTCCCCCGCGCATGAAAATCTGGTCCCCTCGCATCGCCGGCAAGGGGGCCGATGCGAAACACCGCCGAGGCTTGTGCTGCGTTAGATTCTGCACACGCCCGGCGCCCGTGGGGAAGCACGTCTGCCGGACCTGCCAGGATCGTAAGTGGCGGGCGAAGCACCCGGAACATCACGTCTGGAACAACCTCAGAAAATCTGCCCGGCGCCGTGGAATCGAATGCACGGTCACCCTCGAAGAGTTCAAGAAATTCTGTGCAGACACCGGACTCATCTCACGCATCGGCCGCCAGCCTGAAGACCTCACCGTCGACCGGCGCGATCCATCCCTCGGATACACCTACAACAACCTGCGCACGCTGACCAACCTGGAGAACGCCCGCCTCGGCGGCCACCTCTCCGGCAGCGGTCACCGGGACCAGACCCAAGAACAAATCGACTACGCTGACGGGTCCGAGAATTACTCGGACGACGAGCGTCCTTTCTAACCAAACACTTTGAGCGTTCGTCCAGGACTCCAGGACACCGGTATTCCAAACGGGACAACCCGACGTATCAGTCGGTTCAGGACAGTAAGACCCTTGCGGCAGTCCAACCAACCCCGGCCGGAGACGAGGCGGCAGCACCCCTCACACTCATCCCTTTCACCATGTCACCACTCATCATCGCTGTCACAGGCTTCGCAGTCTCTTACGCCGCGGCGATCTTCGCCGGCCTCGCCTCGACGGACCCTCGCATCTCACGCCGCGATGCTGCGACCCACGCCAACTGGGGCGCGTTCTTCTGCCTCATGGCACTCATTTTCTTCGCCGTCGCCGTCACCAAGTCCCCTGTCTTCCATGCCTAAGCCCAACAAAGGCAAGAGCGCCCACGACCACAAGCGCAAGGGACCGCAGCCGTATCTGGGTTTCCACGACGCCTGCTGCCGGGCGGAGAAGACCATGGGATACCTGGAGGCCCTCGAAAAGCGTCTCCGCAACCACCGCCGCGGGATGCGCCCCAAATACGTCCGCGCCCTCGACAAGGAGATCGACGCCGTCCTCTCCCGCCTGACCCTCACCATCAACCAACACCGCCGCGAGATCGCGGCAAAACTCCCCGCCGAATGAAACGCATATTCCCTGCCCTCTTCATCCTCTGCACCACCCTGGCCCTTGCTCAGACGGCGCAGGCCCCGACACTGGAAAACTACGCCCGCATTTTCGACGATCACGCTTCGATTGCGACTAACTGGGCCGCGTTGACCGTCGAGTATCCGGCGCTGCATTACTATTTCCTCGGCCGGGCCGACGCCTTCAACGCCGCCGCGGAACTGCTCCGCACCCAACGGAGGATCGAACCGTGAACCTCGACGTCCTCGCCCGGCACCCCGGTTCCCACGACCGCCGGTCCTGGGAAACCGGCGGCGCCTGGCTCTACCCCGGCGACACCATTGTCCTCCTGACGCAGGAAGACCGGCAGGCGCTGGCCCTCCGCATCGGGGAAGGTGAAGACACCGCCGTCCGCCGGGTGCGTGAGCTCGGCGACCTGATTTTGCGGACGATGATCGTCGGCACCGCGGTTCTATGCGCCTGCCTCGGCGTCCTCTACTACTGGGCGTCTCTGCTCAGTTAATACACCTCCCGGCTTCCCGTCACCCCGGTTTCCGGTCAATCTGGTATCCACTTCGTTAATACACATGAAAATAATCGCCTTCTTCGTCACGCTCATCTGCTCGATTCTCATCACCTGTCTCTTCCCGTTCGTCGCCGTCGGGTTGGCCGTCGGGTTGGCCGCCTACACCACCTTCCTCGGCCTCGGCAACCTCGCCGTCAAGGGCTTCGGTGAACAGGGCGACAACTGGCGCGGGTTCTGCGACTGCATCCGCGGCATCTGGGAGGACATCAAGTGAAACCCTCCGCCGTCATCTCCGTTGACCCGGGATCGAAGGGCGCCGCGGTCATCGCGATCACCCACAGCGCGCCGCTCAACGCGACCACGCGCCAGATTCACAACTACACCGGCCGCCGGTCAGTCATCGAGGCCCTCGACTTCAACCCCACCAGCTCGATCATGTTGATTGAGAAAGTTTGGGCTTCACCAATCATGTCTCCTTCCGGCGCCTTCACTTTCGGCGGGAACTACGAGGGGTGGATCATGGCGGCCCTCGCCTTCCGCATCCCCGTCTTCGCGGTCACCCCGCAAGCCTGGCAGAAGGTCATCTTCCCGAACGGGGAACTCGACCTCCTCACCGACGGTGTCGTGCGCAACGAAGGGAAGAAGCGGGAGGACGCCCGTAAGGTCGCCCTGAAGAACCGCGCCACCTTCCTCTTTCCCGCCGTCAAGGTCACCCTGACCAACGCCGACGCGTTGTTGATTTCCCGATACGCTGAAGTCCAGCTCGCCGCCGGTAAACCGCTGGGGGAGGAGATCAAGTAGACGGTATGCACGCCGAGCCCAAACCCTTCCAAGCTGAGGCCGTTTCGCACCACCTCGGCGTTCTCGCCCGCAACGGCGCCTCGGCTGAGGCATCGGTCGCCGGGGCCGGGAAGACTTTCATCGCGTCGTTTGTCGCGCGGGAGATGCAACACCAGATGGTCGTTGTCACCCCGAAGGTCGTCATCCCGCATTGGCAGTCCGCGGCCGAAGCGTGCGGCGCCCCTGTGCGTGTGATTTCCAACTGGGAGCAATTCAAGCTGGGGCACACCGGCATGGGCCGGTGGAAAATTAGAAACCGGCAGTGGCAGTGGACGTTCCCCAAACCTACGTTGCTCGTCTTCGACGAGGCCCATTACGCCAAGACCCGCGCGTCCCAAAACTCGAAGCTACTCGTCGCGGCGAAACGTCAGGGCATCCCTTCACTGGTGATGTCGGCGACCCTCGCCGTCGACCCCTGTGATATGTTCGCGACGGGCTACCTCCTTGGCCTCCACAACGGGGACAGCATGGAGTGGAAGGCGTGGCAGTCCCGCTTCGGTGTCATCGCCCAGGGCTTCGACTTCAAGTTCGACCCCCGCCACGATCCGACCGCACTTTCCCGCCTCAACGCCGAGCTTTTCCCGGCGAGGGGGCACCGGAAGACCTACGACCAAATCCCGGGTTTCCCTGACGCTACAACCGACGTCCGCGAGGTCACCGGCGACCCCGTCAAGCTGGCGGAGTTGGCGTCGGCCTGGGAGCGCACCGCGGAGCTGGAACAACTCAAGTCAGACGCCTTGTGTGCCGCCACCGAAAGGCTCCGCGCCCGGCAGATTGCCGAGCTGGCCAAGGTGCCCGCGATCATCGACCTCGCCCGGGACCTGATGACCTCCGGTCTCTCCGTCCCGATCTTCCTCAACTTCAAGGACAGCATCCGTGAGGTGTCGAAGGCCCTCAAGACGCGGATAATCGACGGCGACCATGACCAGCCCGGCTACCGGGCCGAAGCTATCGCCCGCTTCCAGGCCGACGAGGACCACGCCCTGACCCTCCAGACCTCGGCCGGCGGCGTTGGTATCAGTTTGCACGATACGCACGGGCGCCGCGCCCGCCATTCCCTTATCTCCCCGCCGGAGAACGCCCGCGACCTGATACAGGCCCTCGGCCGCAACCGCCGCGTCGGGCAGAAGTCCCCCGCGTTCCGCACTGTCATCACCCTCGCCGGCTCCGTTGAGCAACGGGTGAAGAAGAACGTCGAGCGGAAGGCCAACCAAATCGAGTTCATCAACGACGGCGACCTCGACCCCCTCTTCCAATGATAAACGCCGAATATGTCGAGAGCGGAACCTTCGTTGCGGGTGAAGAACCTTGCTTTACCACGGGGTTCAACACGCAAAATCAACCAGCGGTCGTCCTCACGCCTGAAGAATACAACGCCCTCCTCGCCTCCGCCGAGGAGACCGAGAAACAAATCGAGCAAAAGTTCAAGCACCGAGGATTCGGCCAATGTAAAAAGTGGGAGAAGAAACTTCTCCACCTCGCGAAGCTCGCCCTCGGCAAGCCGTCACCGTTCAAGCCGAAAGACTTCGAGCGGGAGAAGTGGTGATGTATGGGCGTTAAAACTACACTCGCCGTTCTCAACGGGCGAGTAGATTCGCTCGGCGTCGAGTTTCATTCCCACGGGGATTCCGTGATTTACCTCTGGCCATGGCGCCGCGGAGATCGCCCCCGCGCCAAGTTCATTTCTGTGCTCGCTTCTGGCACGGGAGAGTTTGGGGATGCCCGATTCGACACCCTCGCTGAGATCGCTAACTTCTGGCATCAGGCCGACGGATACGTTCGTTAATACACCTCACGGAGTGACACCCGGCACCCCGGCACCCAGTTTCCCCTTTGTCACGAGGCCCGGTTTCTCAGGGTTTAACCACCGGGATACAAACCGGCTCCGGTCGCCACTCTCAAACGAGAGGTCTGGACCTCGTGACCGTGGTCCAGGCTGCACGGAGCAAGATGGCGCGCGGATTGAATACCCGCCGGAGGGGCGGCGAAACGGCCCCTCCACCTTTCCAATGAACCTACCAACAAAGAATCCCTGCCCGCAGTGCGGCGTCCCTGCCGTCGAGGTCGAAGGCTCCGAAGGGCCGGAGCACGTCTGTAACCAGTGCGGCCACGTCTTTGAGATCAAAGAGTCCCACGAGGAACGCCCGCACGCCGAGCGATCCTCTTCTCAGCTCGGCTCCCTTGCCCTCTGCGTAGGCTTCCGTCCGCGCGAAACGAAGAAGACCCACTGGGTCACCGCCCAGGGTAACCGGGGCCACGCCGCCCTGGACTCCGGCGAGACCGAGGACCTGGAGAGCACCTTCGAGCAGCGCATGGTGCAACTCTGCAACGACTACACGGCCCGGTTGCCGGAGGCGATTGCCCAGGTCGAAGAGATCAAGGTCACCACCATCGAAGGTCGCTGGGGCTACACGGACCGCCTGCGTATCCGCAAAGTCGATCCGACGGTCGCCGACCTCCTCGACTGGAAGTTCGTCCGGGCGAAGGAAGTGGTCGACGCGGAAATCAATCTCCAGGGCAAGGACTACGTGGTCGGAATCTTCGAGGACCCCCAGTTCTCCGGCGTCCAGACGATCCACGTTCACTTCGTCATGCCTCGCCTGATGAAGGTCACCACGGCGTCATACATCCGCGCCGACCTCCCGCGCCTGAAGCTCGAAATCTTCGCCGTTCTCCGCCGCGCCCGCCGCACCGACTCGAACTTCTACAAGGGGGCCGACTTGAACCCCCACTACGACGCTTGCAAATACTGCGGCGCCTCGGGGAACTGCGTCGCCCTCCGACTCATCTACGACAAGCTCGCCCGGGCGTATGACCCCGAAGGATACGGGCGCCTCCCGGCCGTCCCGACGGAGACCCACGCGTCGAAGATCAAGGACCCCGTGGCGCGCGGTCAGCTCCAACTCCTCGCTTCGGTGGCCGAGACCTGGGCCGCCAGCGTGCGCCACCACAACCTCTCGGCCGCCCTCGACAACGAAGCCGACCGCCCCGCCGGCTACGAGATCGACTACGCCGCCGGCAAGCGCCAGGTGACGAACCCGGCCGCCCTCGTCATGGTCGCCAAGGAGTTCGGCCTGGACCTGACCGACCTGGTCGACGCCGCGACGATTTCTTGGACGAAGGTCGAGCGGTCCATCATGGACGCCGCCCCGCGCGGCCAGAAGGCGAAGGTCGTGAACGCGTTCAACCAGCGTCTCCTCGAACTCGACGCCATCGAACGCCCGGAGCCGACGCCGAAGCTCGTCAAATCCCGCCCGTCCAAGTCCAGTTAATACACCTCGATTCTCGTCTTTCACTTTCCGATACGTCGGAATTCTCAACGAAACAGCAATACATCCCAACATGGCCAAAACATCCATCAGTCCTGAAGACCCCAGCAAGTCGTCGGCCCTCGCTCCGACTCAGCCCAACGCGGTCGGCGCCCCCGCCGGCTACGATCCCGAGTATTACGACGACACGAGTCGTGACATCGAGATTCCGACGCTCTCGCTCGTCGGCAACATCGGACCGCTCTCCAAGAAGTTCAAGAACTCCGCCGGCCTTTTCGCCCTCGGTGACTTGCTCCTCGGCGATGCGGTGAACGTCATCCCGGTCGCCGTCGCGAAGTTCTACTCCGAGACGCACCGGGCCGGCAAGGAGATCAAGTATGGTTCCCCGGAGGCGCAGACGCGCAAGAAATTCGCCACGGCGGCGGAAGCTGCCAAGGCGGGTTACGTCGTCGCCTTCGACGACACGGCCCCCAACCGTGTGCAGGAGGCGGCCATCGTCGGCTACCTCGTCGCCGCTCCCGTGGACGACAAGTCGGGTGAGTTCGTGGAAAAGTGCGGCGACCTCCGCCTGGCGCGTGCGAAATGCACGTATCAGCGTGGCAGTTACCGCGGCACGTTCCGCCCGATCTTCAACCACGCGAACAAGGTGGCGCTGTCGAAAGGCATCGACGCCACCGGCAAGAACGTGAACCAGCTCTTCGCCGAGGCTAAACCCTGGACTCACCTCTGGGCGCTGACCCCCGAGGAAGTCGCCGGCCGCGAGAATACCTGGTGGGAGACGCGCGCATCGAAAGTTGCGCCGCTCGCCCCCGAGGTCGTCGCCTGGATCACCGAGAACTACGGCGACGGTCGCGTCTGACCGGAGTCCCACCGACACAAAACGCCCGGGGAGGCGCTAACCTCCCCGGGCTCAGGTGTCCACCCATCCCTACCAGGAGATAAATGAAACCTTCCGACATCCTTTACCACATCACGGTCGCAAGCAAGCCAACAGAGTTGGTTGAAACGACCCGCGGCCAAATCCCGTATTCCGACTGGGTCGAGGCCGAACGCCTGCGGATCATCCGCAAAGGCAACTGGTCCTGCGCCGAGCAGGCCGTCCAAATTTACACGAACGAAGCGACCGGCGAGATGAGCCTGGTCCACCTCCGCGTTAAGGCCCCCTAACGCACCAAACACCATGCGCCAAGCCGTCCGAGACCTCGTGACGGCAGCGTGGAACCGTGCCCTCGCCGAGGGCCGCGTTTCCCCGACTGCCCTTCCTCCCGCCGCTGTCGACTTTGAGACCTTCTACCGGTCCGAGAAGTTGGCTAAAAAACAAGGGTTGTCCCCCTGCACCGTCGATCTGTCAGGGAATTGGGGATACTGCCGCCATCCCGAGTGGGAAGCCTATATGGTTTCCATCTACTCCCCCGCGCACCCGGCGCTCGGGCTCCCTGAGATTTGCTATTCTGGACCCGTTGAGAACGCCCCCTGGTTTGAAATCGCCCGGAGGACGTGGGTCTCCCACAACCGCAACTTCGATAAACACGTCTATCTTCGCTGCGTCGAGCTGGGCCTGGTTCCCCCGGTTTTCATGGTGGCGACGAAAGATGATCCAACCCGTTTGGTCGACGCGAAAGAACTGTTCAGCGAATGGCACGACACCGCCGACCTCGCCGTCTACTGCCACTTCCCCCGCGCCCTGGCGAAGGTCGTCACGCTCGTCTACAAGCTCGCCCTCGACAAAGAGGCGCGCTCGTCGATGGACGGCGTCCGCTGGGCCGACGTCCCGGAAGCCGAGAAACCGCGCATCCTGCTCTACGCCCTCGAAGATTCGGCGACCTGCGTCGCCTTCTGGCTCGATTATCAGCACCAGTGGCCGGAGGAGGAACGCTTCGCCTCCGTCCACACCGGGGAGATCGAGTTCCGCGGGATCGCGGTCGACGTCGCCCAGGTCGACAAGGACCTGGCCACGTTGGAGACCGCCCGCTGGAAAGCGATGACGGCGATTCCGTGGTATGACACCGAGGACGAGAACGGAAAGCCCGTCAAACTGCGCAGCAAAAAGGCCCTCGACCGTGAGTGTCAGAAGGCCGGCGTCCCGCCGCCCTCGTCGACCTCCGTCAAATCGAAGGAGTTCCAGGAGTGGCTTGACGAATACGGGCTCCTCGTCCCCGCCGTCTTCGCCCTGGCCCGCTTCCGCTCTATCGACCGCGCCCTGTCGGTCTATCGCCACCTGAAGGCCCGCATCCGCCCGGATGGCCGGGCCGCCCTCGGCCTCAAATACATGGGCGCCGACAAGACAGGTCGCTGGTCCGGCGCCAACAAGTTCAACCTCCAGAACCTCATCAAGGTTCCGATGGTGTTCATCGCGGGGGACTACGGGTGGCTGTATCCTATTTTCGACGACGAGCGCCAGAACATCGTCGGAGGAAAGAATGACGACGGGCTCCTCTACGACATCCTCAAGTGTATCGTCGTCGACATCCGACGCTGCCTCATCGCCGGCCCCGGCTTCAAGCTGGTCATCCCTGACCTGTCGCAGATTGAACCCCGGGTCCTCAACTGGGTCGTCGGGAACACCGGTTTCCTGGATTATTGTCGCCAGGGTCTCAGCCCCTACGAGGCCCACGCCAAGGATTCTGGATACGAGTGGGAGGGCAAGCTGAAGAAGACCCAGCCCGGGATGTATGCGCTGTTCAAGGCGCGCGTCCTCGCCCTCGGTTACGGCGCCGGCTGGGAGAAGTTCATCGGCATGGCCCGCGGCTACTGCGAATCGGAGGAACAGTTCCTTTCCGTCTTCGCCGCCGAGCCCGCGGAGGGTGACGAGGCCAAGTTCCTCGACTACCTGCAATGGTTGGTCACGAACCTGAAGCACCGGGCATCGAAGGCCGCCCTCGAAACGTGGCCGGAACTCGACGCCCAGGACCGCCGCATCTGGGTCAACTCCTGGCGTCAGGTCACCGACTTCCGCAAGGGCAACCCTCTCATCTTCCACAAGGAGACTGGGCTGGCCCCGCGCCTCGACCGCGACTTCAAGGCGTCGGTCAACGACGGCGTATTCGAGAACGAACTACCGTCCGGCCGGTCGCTCAAATACTTCGACATCTCCCCGTCCTACGGCTGGAGCGCGAAACAGGGCAACCCGATGGGCATCCCCACGCGCCTCTACGGCGGGAAGCTCGTCGAGAATCTCGTCCAGGCGATTGCCCGTGACGTGTTCATGCTCGGCGTCAACCGACTGGAGCGGGCCGGCTACCGGGTCCTCTTCCACGTCCACGATGAAGCGATCATCGAAGCGCCGATGGACGTCGACCCGGAGGAGATCGCCCGCCTCCTCTCCATCCCGCCCGACTGGGCGAAGACCCTCCCAGTCGCCTCCGAATACGAAGTCTCAGCCTTCTACAAAAAGTGAAAACCCTACTCGTTACTGTCCTCGGTTTCCTAATCTTCATCATCCGTCTCTGCTTCCTGACGCTCTCCGTGCTGTTCTTCTACGCGTCGGAAGCCTGCGACTGGTGCGACGAGAGGTGTCTTGACACCCTCGACGTCCTCGACCCGACGAAGGAGGACCGGGAGTGACTGGGCTGGACTTCGGCCGGGCGACCCAGGCCCGGTTCCTCATGGACGCCCACGCCCACGGGCTCCTCGTCTCGCTGCCCTTCGATTCGTTCCCCGGGTATGATGCTCTCGTGGATACGGGGAAACGAATCTACCGGGTCCAGGTTAAGGGCGCTCGCCCCGCGGCCAACCTGTCCCGCTCGATCTACCGTATCAACATCGACCGGCACCTCCGCCGGTCTAAACCGTCCCGCCGTTTCGACATCCTCGCCGTGTGGCTCGATGGCGACGCGAAGTGGGTCCTGATACCTGCGAAGAACACCCGCGCACGGCAAATCTGGATACGCCCGAACGGGAGGCTCCAGCGGTTCGCCGGCAACTGGGGCATCTTCAGTTGATTTAATACACCTCACCGCTCGCCAACCCCGAACTGTCACACACGAATCACACACCATGAATCCGTCGAACGCGCCCATCGCTTTCACCGGCCTTGCCACCTCCGGCAAGTCGACCGCCGCCCAACACCTCGCTCTCAAACACGGCCACGCCCGTCTCAGCTTCGCCTTCCCCATTCGGAAGATGCTCATGGAGCTGGGCCTGACGATGGACGACCTCACCCTGCACAAGGAGGAACCGCACCCGATCCTCGGTGGTAAGACGCCCCGGTGGGCGATGCAATCCCTTGGCACCCAGTGGGGCCGGGACCTGCTCACCCCGGAACTCTGGGTCAACGCTGCCCGGCACCGGGTGAAGATGTTCCAGGACATCGGGGCCACCCCCGTCTTCGACGACTGCCGCTTTGACAACGAGGCCCGGATGATCCGGGAACTCGGCGGCCTGGTCATCGAGATCACGCGCCCCGGGCTCATCCGTGGCACGCATGAGAGCGAGCGCGGTGTGAGCTGCGACCTCGTCAACTTCACCATCTCGAACGACGGCTCCGCCGAGCGTCTCGCCACCGACCTCGACTACATCCTCTTCCCCAAAACTGAGGAAATTCTGTGAGCCGCGCATTCTTTATCAGGAACCATAGTTCGTCCGACCTCCACTCGGCCGAAATCTCCGCTCTCCCGACGCTGTCCACTCGTCCGACGTTCAAGGACAAGTCGCTTTTCGTCGCGTGGTGTCACGACATCGGCACGGAGCACGTCTTCTATTCGCTCTTCGAGCCGGAGCAACCGGGCGTCCGCTCTTCGGCGCAGAATCCGATTCGGATGATGCACGGGATTGTTGCCGACTACGACGGCGCCGCCGATGCGATCAACGCGTCGCTGCCCACGCTGAAGTTCCCCGCTGGCCTGGCGCCGACGTGGATTACGAAGACCTACTCCGACAAGGCCCGGTTGATCTGGGTCCTGGAGCGCCCGGTCCCCGTGTTCTCCCCCGAGATTCTCGCCCGGGTCCTCTCCGCCCTGGCGAAGGAACTCAAACTCCGGGCGATCCTGCCCGGGCTCGACGAGGCGTTCTTCAACAATCCCCACACCCCAATGGAGCTGGGCACCGACTGGCGTCAGCCTTTTGGGGATACGCGCCTGCCGTCGACCCTCGTGATGACGATCCTCCACGACGCCTCAACGCGCGTGAAGTGGAAGAGCGACACCATCGACATCCCCATCGAAGCGGTCGAGGCCGAGGTGAACAAACGCTGGCCCGGCCGGTGGGCCGGTCCCTTCGTCGACGGCGCCAAGGGTGTCCGCTTCTGGGACCCCAAGGCCGACAATCTCACGGGCTGCACGATCCGCCCGTCCGGCGCGCAGGCATGGACGGGCGAGGGCAAGTTCCTGCCCTGGTCCGAAATCCTCGGCGGCGAGTTCGTCAAACAGTATCGCCAGAACCGCATCGGTGGCGCCATCGACGGCGTCTACTACGACGGGATGACGTATTGGCAAATGGATGACGGCGGGCTCTGGTCCGGCTTCACCGGTCAGCAAATGTCCCGCCGCCTCGCCGTAAAATTCGGACTGTCGACGGAAGCGAAGAAAGGGCAGACCTCCGAGGTCGCCCAGGCGATCACGTCCATCGAGGACTGCAAACGCGTCGACGGCGCCTTCCCCTGCCTCTTCATCAAGGACGAGGTTGTGCAGGACGGGACCCAGAAGTATCTCAACATCGCCCGGGCGAAAGTCATCGAGGGCACTGGGGCGAAGCGTGAATGGAGCGACGGGTTCCCGTGGCTCGCCCGCTACCTCTCCGGGCTATTCGACGAACAACAGCTAAACGTCTTCCTCTCCTGGTTCGCCCACTTCTACAACGGGGCCAGGTTGGGGAAGCCGAAGCGTGGCCAAGCCCTGTTCCTCTGCGGCCCGGCATCCGCGGGCAAGACGTTCCTGTCGCAGTGCGTCGTGGGCGCCGCGGTCGGTGGGTTCCAGGAGGCAACCCGCTACATCCTCGGTGAGACCTCGTTCAACGAGTCCCTCTTCTACTCGCCCGTCTGGGCGGTGGACGACGCGGTCGCCGGGGCCGACCCGAAAAAGCACACCCTCTATTCGCAGATGGTGAAAAAGTTCGTGGCGAATCCGTCGCAAGAGTTCCACCCGAAGTTCAAGAAAGCGGTCACCCACAAATTCAACGGGCGCCTGATAACCACGTTGAACGATGACCCGGTTTCCCAATCCATGTTTCCCCAGGTCGAGGGCACCATCCTCGACAAAATCCTGGCCCTGCTCGCCCGGTCACCCGGCGTCTCGTTCGCCGGGGCCGAGGAACTCGTGGTCGCCGAGCTGCCCTACCTCACCGACTTCCTGCGTCACTGGGTATTGCCGGACTGGCTACAAACCCGCGCCGAGGAAGTCGTCCGCTTTGGGATGGACGCGTGGCACCACCCCGACCTCATCTCCGCGGCCCGTGAGGTCAGCGCCTCTGCCGGCCTCTGCGAACTCCTCGACCGCTGGCGCACCTTCTATTTCAGGAGATTCTCCGACCGCGCCGAGTGGTCTGGCAACGTGACGGATTTGATCTTCGAGCTGCAACAGACGGAAGGGATCGCGCAATACGTCCGGCAGGTCGCGCCGAGCCGCATCATCCTGTCCCGCGACCTCCAGCAACTCACGCGTCAGGGCCTCTCGTGGATCGAGTATCGCCGCACCGCGGCGGCCCGCGTCTACGTCATCAAGAACCCGAACGGGATTAAGTGATGCTCCTCGACTGCACAGGACTGGCGAAGGCCCTCGGACGTAGCCCTTGCTGGCTCTACGCGTTGAAACGGAGTGCGGCGGCGCACGGAGACTCCCCCTTTGTCGCAGGAGGGCGCTTTTCGACCGTGGCGCGCATCCTGGAGTGGCTGGATCGCCACCCTGAATTTGTGGCCAACCATGTCCGGCATTCGGTGTCATCGCCTGTGTCACTACCTCTGGAATAGGCGCCGCAACCTAGATCATGTGGGACTAGTAATTGTAAAAAATTACGAGCGAGGACGAGCGGTTACCTAGCTAAACGAGCGTTGACGCGCAAACCTGTGTGGCACTTTGTGTCACCATGCGTTACGTCTCAGTCGTTCAACGGAAGCGGAGCCCATTCTTCACGGTCGCGTATTTCTGCCCGAAGAAAAAGACCCGGGTCTGGAAGACCACGGAGTTCCGGGTCGACGACCCACAAGGCCACCGCAAGGCGCTCAACTGGGCCAGCGAGAAGTCCAAGGAAGCCGTCGCCGACCGGGCGGCTGGGGCGACGGATGGGTGGGCTAGTTGGGTGCCCGAATTCCTGGAGCGCCAGTATTCCGGGCGCCCTGTCACCCTGGCGAAACGGGTGTCGGGGTGGGCGCAGTGGCAGGAATATCTCGACCTCCAAGGTATCCGGGCGCCCCGGGGACTCGATTACAATGCCGTCCTGAAGTTCGTGGAGTGGCGCAAGTCCACGCCCCGGCGTTCGGGCAAGTGTGCCAGCACGAACACCACGCTTAACGACGTGACGACGATGTCGGTCATCATGCGCGAGGCCCGCCGCCGTGGATACGCCGACAGCAACCCCTGCGAACGGCTCGGGATTCCCCGGGACCGGTCCCGGGAAAAGCGCGAGATCACGACGGAGGAGATCGCGAAAATCCGAGAGGCCCTGAAGACGAGGCCGGAGTGGATGCGCGTCGCGTTCGAGATCGCCCTGCACCAGGGCTGCCGGCACGCCGAGACCTCCCTGTCTTTCGACCAGATTGACTCGGAGCGCCGGACGATCCGCTTCACCGCCAAGGGGCGCAACGGCAGCCCCCACGTATTCACAACCCGGTTACACAGTGGCCTGTTGCCCATGCTGCGCGAACTCCAGAGTCGGGGGCTCACCCGGACTTGCACGTTCCCGCCGATGACGGCGATTTTCTGGTGGAAATTTTTCCGGGAGATCAACCTGCCCGACTTGTGCTTCCACTGCACCCGGGTCACCGCGGTTACCCGGTTGGCGCGTGCCGGGGTGCCGATTCAACAGGCGATGGCTTACATCGGCCACTCGTCCGAGGCCGTCCATCGCATCTATCAGAAGCTCGCCGCCCAGGACCTCAGCCGGGCGGAGGATGCGCTGAAATTCTGAGCGAGAAACTGGTCAGATTATTTATGACACAACTCGTTTGATTATGTATTGACGTATTCAAATTAGTTCTCATGGTGGGTGGTGTCAGGGGCACAAGTGAGTTAATACACAAGCCGACTCGCCGAGCTGTCCTGACACAATCAAACACAAGTCAGTCCACTTAAACCCATCCCTACCATGGCACACGAAATCGAAAACAAAGACACCATCGTCCTCGGCTCTAACACCCCCGCTTGGCACAACCTCGGCAAGGTCTTCGCCGGCCTCCTCTCCCCTCTCCGCTGCTTCGCTGAAGGCGTCGGCGCCCGCGACATCGTCGAGCGCGCAGTCTTCTCCGGCGGGCAGGAGATCGACGGCTTCAAGGGCCTTCACGCGGTCGACGCGGACGGCAACCTGACCCCGTTGTCTATCGTCTCCCAGACCTACGGCGTCCTGAAGGACCTGGAGTTCTTCAAGATTCTGGAGAGCGTCTACCAGTCCCGCGCCGTCGTCGAGACCGCCGGCACCCTCCGCAACGGCAAGCGCATCTGGGTTCTCGTGAAGCACTCGGCCTTCGAGGTTATCGCGGGTGATGCCATCGAGTCCTACGACCTCTGGGTCAACCGTCACGACGGCTCCGGCTGCTTCGAGCTTCACCGGACCAACGTCCGCGTTGTCTGCGCGAACACCTGGCGCCAGGCCCTCTCGAAGAACAAGTCCCGCGTCTTCGGCGTCCGCCACACCACGAACGTCCTGTCCGCGGCCAAGGACGCCGTGGCCGCCGTCACGAAGGCCAACGAGTCCGATGCCTTCGCCCTGGGCCAGCTCCGCAGCCTCGCCGCGAAGAACATCACCGTCGACCGCGCGGTGGCCGCCTACCGCACCCTGCTCGAAGTCCCGGAGGGCGAGGAGCCCTCCACCCGGGTCAAAGGGAACCTCGACACCCTGGTTTCCCTCTTCCGGGAAGGCACGGGCACCAACGGCCGGACGGCCTGGGACGCCTTCAACGCCGTCACCGAGTTCGTCGACCACAAGCGCACCGTCCGGGCCGGCGAGGGCCGGGACCGCGGCGAGGCCCGCTTCGAGTCCGCCGTCCTCGGCAACGGGGACGAGCTGAAGGCGGCGGCCTACGACCTCTTGCTCACGGTTTGATTTTCCGAGGCGGGGGACGTGGAGGAAAATACCTCTATGATTCTGGGCGAAACACCGGAATCCGCCACCTCCGCCTCGGTTTGAGGCTTCACCGAGCCCCGGGTCACCGGGGCTCTTCTGAGTCCTTAATTAGTATCCAACCCATCCATACCATGAAAATCGAAATCAAGTCAGTCTTCGGAAGCGCCCTGTTCTCAGGTGACTTCTCGTCCTTCGCTGAAGCCGTCAAGTCGGCGGTGTCTTCCGGCGCCGACCTCTCCGGCGCCGACCTCTCGCGCGCCAACCTCTACGGCGCCGACCTCTCCGGCGCCGACCTCTCCGGCGCCGACCTCTCGCGCGCCAACCTCTCCGGCGCCAACCTCTCCGGCGCCAACCTCTCCGGCGCCAACCTCTCCGGCGCCAACCTCTCCGGC